TTACCATCCGGTCAAGCACGCGGGGGGTAGGGGCGCCCCCCTAGGGGTCCGCGCGCCGCGCGTCCCCTGTGACCCCGTCTGCCGGAGTACACCCAGTCTACCACACGCCCGCCCGGCAGCGCAACCCCCTCTGCGCAGCGAGTCTGCGCACCCCAGCCGGCGTACCCCGCACCCTGCCTACCCACTCCCCCGGCACGTGCGCACCCTGCGCACCCACACCCCGCCCTGCCCTGCCTACCCCTGTACCCCGCACCCCCTGCTGCCCCCACAGCACCCCTGCCTGTGCGCTCGATGCGACAGGCCCTCGGTACCGAGGATGCGCCGAGCTCGATGCTGACTCGACTGCGGATGCGATGCGGCTCGGGATCGACGGGGCTCCGCATCGAAGGGGATGGCTGGGCTTCGGGATCGAGCTGACGTTCCGGGATCGAAGCTCGCGTTCGAACGTCGATCGGATCGATGGATCGGGGTCGAGTTCGTCGGATGCTTCGGCCTTCGGGGTTCGATCGCGCGGCGGATGACGGCGGGGATCAGCCTTCGATGGGGCCAGTCCCCGGTGTTCGAGGTCGATCGCGTGGTTCGAGGGAGGGTGATTGGCCCTCTGCCGCGGCGAGACAGGTCGACGGGTGCGGTCTATCGAGAGGCAGGTGTTCGTCGCTCTGCGGGGCTGTGAGGGGCTAGCAATCGGCATCAGGGCACGATGGCTCGAAGCAGGATCGGGTCTCGACGTGGTGCAGGCATGAAAAAACCCCCGCCGTAGCGGGGGCTTCGTGGGGCTCCGGGGTTACCGGGCGACGCGGACGTTGATCCGCCGGTGGATGTCCACCATCCCGTTGAACCGGACGAAGGTCCGATCCGACTCGATGCGGCGGACTACGAGGTCCTCGGGGGCGAGGACGGTGCCTGCACCGGCGACGATGGTGTCGCCGACCACGACCTCGGCGGCGGGGATGGTGATCAGGTTGGTGTTCATTTCGAACTCCTTTCTTCGTCGGACTCTCCGACTGATGAGCGCGGTAGCCGGGGGACCACCCCGGGCGAGGTGACTCAAGTATGCGAGGCGACGCGGTTACGTGTCAAGCGGCGAGTTCGAACCCCGATCGGTTACGGGTCAAGTCGCTCGACGTCGACGCTGCCGGCCGACTCCTGGCCTTCCGCACCGCTGACACCGGCTCGCGGTGTTCGAGGCTCAGCGTGGACGTGAGGCGGCGTTACGGGGCCTTCCGGGTCGAGGCATGAGAAAGCCCCCGGCCCGAAGGCCAGGGGCTCGATCAGCTGGGTCGATCAGCGGAGGCTGTCGACGTGGATGCAGCCGACCTTGTCGGGACCGAACTCGGGGCTGAACCCGAGCACCTCATCTTCCGCACAAGGGAACGACGACTGATCGAACGTGATCGGATCAGCCGATGCGATCCAGCCGGGGGTGGCGATGACCGCGGGGGCGGCGAGCAGGAACAGGCCGGTGGCGATGCGGCGGGCGATGGTGGTCATTGGTGTCTCCTTCGAGTTGTGGATGGTTGATGGATGAGGGGATCGGGATGGCCCCGGTGTTACCCGGGGCCGAGGGCCGGGACTACCGGACGGCTACCCGGCGGATGCCCCAGCCGATCGCGTCCGAGGCGGACATGATCATCCCGCCGTTGAGGCGGACCTCATCGCCGCCCCAGGGCTGAACCTGGACACCGGCCTCGCGACCGAGGGCGATGGCCTGCTTCACGGTGCTGTTCATTTCGGGACTCCTTTCTGTCCGCCGGCCCTTCCGGGGGACTGTGAACTCGGTAGTCGGGGGATCGCCCCGATCGCGATGAATCAAGAATGCACGAACTGCGGTTACGTGTCAAGGGTTGCGTCGAAGAAACTTGATGCGTAACCTCAAGGGCATGACCGCAGCGCTCATCATCATCAGCTTCATCCCCGTGATGCTCGCGGTGATCGCGGGCTACGCGGTCGTCACCCGACCTTGACACGTAACCAGAAAGGAATGACAAATGCCTGCACTCGTCAGCCGACGGATTCGGCCAGGGATGTACGTCGTCACCGACCCCGATGGTGACGAGTACACGGTGACCGACACCGAGTTCGAAGACGGCTGGTACTGGGTGGTGTCTCCGCTCTCGGAGTTCGCACCGTGCCATCTCGACCTCGGGCTGCACCGTACGAAGCGAGACGCTGTGGCTGCACTCGCGGAGTTCGTGTCGTGAGTCCGGGCTCGCACGCTGTGGTCGATGGGCAGCCGGTGACCATCGTCGCTGTCGAGGGCGCGCACACCTACTACATCCCCGGCATCCACTACTGGACCGCTACGCGCACCGATCAGGTGCGGCCGATCAACAAGGAGACACGAGGATGAAGCACGTCGTGATGTTCTCGGGAGGCATCGGGTCGTGGGCTACCGCGAAACGGGTCGCCGCCCAGCACGGCACCGATGACCTGGTGCTGCTGTTCGCTGACGTCAAAGGGTTCACGACCGACCCGCACATCGGGGAGGACGAGGACACCTACCGGTTCATCGAAGACGCAGCCGAGAACGTCGGTGGCGAGCTGGTGGTCGTGCGGGACGGGCGGAACATCTGGGAGGTGTTCCGCGACGATCGGTTCCTCGGGAACACGCGCCTGGCCAACTGCTCGAAGTTCCTGAAGCAACGCCCGTCGCGAGCGTGGCTCGAAGAGCACTGCCCGAACGGTTCGGCGCATGTGTACGTCGGCATCGATTGGACCGAGACGCATCGTCTACCGGCGATCCAGGCGGCGTACCTGCCTTACATCGCGCACGCTCCGCTGACCGAGCCCCCGTTCCTCGACAAGCAAGACATGATCGCGTGGGCTGAGTCCGAGGGGTTGAAGCCTCCGCGGTTGTACGCCGCTGGCTACGCACACAACAACTGCGGTGGCGGATGTGTTCGAGCGGGCCAGGGGCAGTTCAAGAAGCTGCTGGAGCAGAACCCGGAGCGGTTCGCGGTATGGGAGCGCGAGGAGCAGAAGCTGCGCGATCACCTCGGTAAAGACGTCGCGATCCTGCGTGACCGGTCGAAAGACGGTATCGACGCGTACATGGCGCAGCAGCCCGAGGGCGCTAAGCGCGTGTCTCTGGTGCCGCTGACGCTGCGCGCGTTCCGCGAGCGTGTTCAGGGCAACGGCGAGGTGGAGCAGGACGAGATCGGCGGCTGCGGCTGCTTCGTAGATGACGAGCCCCCGGCCCAGCCGGTGCAGCTTGAGCTAGATACCTCGCTGCTGGAGTCGTTCGGCGACGAGGGCGCAGCATGAGCAGCTTGTACCAAGAGGTGATCCTGGATCACTTCAAGAACCCGCGTAACCACGGCCTCGCCGAGGTGTTCGACGCCGAGGGTTTCGCTGTCAGCTCGGTATGCGGTGACGAGGCGCGTGTGCGCCTCACCGTGACCGCTGGCGGCGTTCGGATGACTCACGAGGTCACCGGTTGCGCGATCAGCCAAGCCGCCGCATCCGCCCTCTCCGAGGCGCTTGAGGGCGTACCAGCCGATGACATCCCCGCTGTGCTCTCGCAGTTCTCCGGGGCTGTCAGGGGCCAGGAAACAACGCTTGACGGGGACGCCGCTGCGTTCTCCGGTGTGTCGAAATACCCGGCGCGTATCGCGTGTGCTTTGCTCGCTGCGAACGCGGTGAAACTCGCCGGAAATTCTTTTGGATACCCACTTGACTCGTAACCAAACCTCGGGTTAGAGTGGTCTCAACAACAAAACAAAGGCCAGCAAGATTCAGGCGAGCCCAGACGCGCGTTGACCCTGATGCAAATCCCGTGTAATGCGGAGCCTCGGCCCACAACACTTTGAAGTCCAGCTCTGAGCCGAAGCACGTGGCTACGACGAGCTGGCACCGAGCAGGCAGGTTCGCTCAGCCGATATCACCGCGCTGGCCGTGTTCGATTCACGGCTGCTCACGTACGCACGCTGACTTGATTCGTAACCAGAAGGGGATGACATGACCATCCACATCGCATCGCGCGGACCCGCTGGCTGGACAGCCCGGGTGCTGTTCACCGCGGGCACCGTGCTCACAGTCCAAGACGACCGCGGTCGGCGGCACCTGATCGACACGTCCAAAACCGCCGTCCGCGTTCTCACCGCGGCTTGACACGTAACGGAAGGAGAGGGATCGATGATCCGACAAATGCTGGTCTGCCCCACCTGCGACGGGAGTGGGGCAGGGTCCGCGCCGATCAAAGGATTCACCTGCAACGCAGGGCAGTGCAGCGACTGCCGTATGAGCGGTGAGGTGTCCGTTGAACGATGGGAGCGTCTAACGGGTCAGAAGTACCCCGATGCGCACCGTTACGATCCAGGTGCGCGATGACCGCCCACGGGACACGCTCGCGACAGGAGCTGATTCTGGCCGAGTTGGCGCGGGCCAACGAGACGATCCGTCGGCACGACGCGATCGTGACCGTCGATGACGACGGCGAGAGCTTCTCGTACGTCGACCCGAGCAAGCTACCCGAGGACTTCCTCGAATACTACGCGGGGCTCAGGACAACTGCCTACGCATTCGGGGTGCCTCTATGACCGGCACACACGCGTGGTTCGACACGCTGTCGACCCCGGAGCTTCAGCGCATGGTCACCTCGGTGAACCGTGACGAGGCAGCTGCCGCTGCTACCGAGCTCGCGTTGCGAGGAGAGATCCGATGAAGGTGGACCCCGACAAACTGCTGGACGACCTGAGAGAAGGCTTGGGCCTGATGACCTTGAGCGATGCAGTAGACCTGATCAACGCCGAGCGCGTGAAGTGGCTTCGCTTCTGCGAAGAGGCCGCGCGCGGCGGCGACAAGGAGGACTGCCTAATCGGCGGGGCTCGGGCCCGCGGCCTGGCAGACGCGCTGGCAATCCTGGCGAAAGTGGTGCCCTGATGAACGAGACAGAACTCAAAGCGTTCAACCAGATCATCGCGGCGTCGTACTCGCCGGCTGAGCTCCGCAAGCTGTACCGACGGAGCAACCCGGGCCTGCCGCTGAGCATCGAACTGGTGTTGTCGGTCGGAGCGATCGCCGCTGGGGCTGCGCTGATGTTCCTGATCACGAAAGCGGTAGGGCTGTGAGCGGGGAGTGGTTCGAGACCGAGTACGGGGCGATGCATCACTCGGACAACTGGCAGCTGGTCGCGAAGACCAACGGGTCGTACGACTTGTACCAGTTCGAGCGGGGTGATAACCCGTTCTGGTTCAAGATCCTGAACACCGATCTGGAGACAGCGAAGGTGTACGTCGAGTTCGTAGAGCGAGAGGACGTGGACGCGTGACTACTCCAGACCAGGTTTCGCCTCCCCGGGAGGATGGCGCAACGCCTCCCGGGGAGCTGCGGCTCACCGATCGTTGCGACGCGTGCTCTGCCGCGGCTATGGAGCGCTGGGAGAACGGTCAGTTCGAGCTGCTGTTCTGCAAGCACCACGCCACCGTCCACGCTGAAGGGTTGTTCACCGCGTCGTGGGTACGGACTGAGTCGTGGGCGTTCGTCCGCGAGAACCTAGCGGGAACCGTCGGGCTGAAGAGAGTGAGGCAGGTGTGACTAAGCGCCTGGCCTTCGTCGTCTGGTTCGTCGTCGGCGCTGTGATGCTCGCGGCGGTCCTGGTAGCCCCGTCAGCGCGTGCTGACGGGTTCTCCGGGTGCGAGCACCGGTCGGTGTCTCACCAGCTGGAGCACGGCGGTCTGAGGGCCGATTCTGACTGGCACGTGGCCCACGGTGACCTGCCGACGTGCGATCCGGAGAAGAAATCCGAGAGCAAACACGACTCAGCCGGCCCGGGCAAAGACCGCGGGAAAGACAAGAAGAGTCGCTACTGCCGGAAACGGTGGTACTGCTGACCAGCGGATCCGCTGCGGATCGAGTCGTGGTCTGGTAGCTGTAACGCCGGTATCGGTTGTGACGATGCCGGTTCAGCTACGAACTTAGTGACGTTTGACACTTGCGCCGGACTAGATCAAGTGGTCTACTTTCTCCCACGGGGGAAGAGTCCCAGATCTGGGACACCAGAAAACTACGTCGCACTGTCAAGTATCGAGGGGGTTGTGCCTTGCGCTGTAACAAGATGCAGGATACGTTGGTCTGTAATACAAGGAGGACCGATGAGAACCACCAGAGAACAGCTCCCCCGCCTCTCGCTAGAAGTGATTGAGGCACTGAAAGCTACGGGGGAGACTGAGGCGGATATCGCCCGGATGTACGGTGTGACACCGCAGGCTGTTTCATGGCACGTTCACACGTACGGAGGCAAATTGACCGCCCGGCAGGTTATCCGCCGCGAATACCCGTTCAAGGTACCAGAGCCTCTTTCTCAGTGCGCGCCGCATAAACGCCTGAGGGATCATGGCGAATACATCGCCACACGCGGCAAAGGCATGAAAGAATACAAGCTGAAGCGTCTCCGGTCGTTTTACCGGATGCTTCGTGAGAACAATTGGGTTGTCGAGTTTGATCCGAACATCCCGCCTATACCCGGCGTCAGCAAACGCGGGGGTTGGGCATACAGGGAGCGCCAGGAATCCGACGAAGACCTACTCATCAGAGTCAACGAATACACAACTCTGTCCGAGATCGGACGTCATCACATCTGGCGTTTCCCGAGCGTGGAGCCCTGATAACCACCCGCCCCTTTTCTTAGAAGAATGGTTTGCACCGCATGTTCGAGATCACTTCCCGAGTTATCGGTAAGACAATCGTCCCTACTCTGAACGTGGTTAAAGACGCGTATATCCGAGCTAATACACTCGATCTGGTCCCCGGTATTCGCGGCCTCCACGTTTACCGTTCTACCTGGCTAACCGACGACAGCTACCTTTACCGGGAAGTGAAAGAATTCATCGACAGGTATTGCGAGCCTGATGCAGTCGAACGCGAAGAACGTCACGGCGACAAATACATCATGGGAGAAATCGGGGAATTCCTGAGCTATATTCTCCGTCGCGAATACCAGCCCGCGGACTTCAACCCGTGCCCGTTGCTCGTGGAGCTGGGCCTGGCCAAAAAGCGTCGCTGCAACGCGACTCGCAAGCCTAAAGAGGAGGCAGCATCATGAGCAACATCTGGGATCAGCCGGCGTACCAACCCGGCTACTACCCGCAAGCCGGCGCGGCTGCTCGCGCGGCCAAGCGGAAAGGCCGTATCGAGGGCTGGCTGGCTCTGGGAGCCATCGTGGCGCTGATCGTGCTGATGTCTATCAGCCCCGGTCACGCTCTGCTCGTGGTGCTCGGAGCGGCGTACTTCGTCCCGACGATCGTCGCGTACTACCGGAAAGCCTCGCTGAAGCAGCCTGTCGCGGTCATCAACGTGTTCCTCGGCTGGACGTTCGTCGGCTGGGTTGTGGCACTCGCTATGGCGATGGGGAAGAAGCAGTGAAGGTCACCTGGCCTCCGGGATCGCTACCGGTCATCGCCGGATTGATCAGTCGAGGTATTCCCGCGGACGTCACCGGGGACGAGGTCGAGCACAACCTGTACTGCCCTGAGTGCGACGACCTGAACGTCTCATCCTCGCACATCAGCCTTGTCACGGTCGTAGGCGTTTATGACCTGGGGAAGGCTGAAGTGTGCTGGGGGTGTTCAGATTGACCGAAAACTTGACTCGTAACTACACGTACGAGAAGAAACCTCGGTCGGTCTCGCAGCTGTCGTCGTTCGAGAAATGCCCGATGGCGTACAAGCTGGCCCGGATTGACAAGGCCTGGCGTCGACCAGCGGCGTGGCTCCAGCAGGGGACCGCGGTCCATGCGGTGGCTGAGCACTACATGCTTCGCCGGCTGGGTTTCGAGCCGGGTGGCCCGATGACCCGCGAAGAGGCGTACGAGGTGTTCAAGGACTCGTACCAGGAAGGCATCAGCGAGTCCACGGACGTTACGCCGAACCTCGACTGGTGGTTCTCGTCCGGGCCGTACCGCGGCCCCGACGACGTGGAGCGCCGATGGAAGATCGGGCTGGAGCAGGTGGACAAGGTCATCGACTGGATCGAGAACCATCCCTCGCTGGAGGTGTGGAGAACCCCGGACGGCAAGCCTGGGATCGAGCTGGATCTTGACTTCATGCTCGGGGATATCCAGATCCGGGGCTTCATTGACGCGGTACTGATCCTCGACGGTGAACCGATGGTTGTAGACCACAAGACTGGCCTTAAGCCGGGGGATGACTTCCAGCTGGCGGTGTACGCGCTGGCGCTGAAGAAGCTCTACGGCCTCGACGTCCGGCGCGGGATCTACTTCATGGCGAAGACCGGCAAGCCGACGTATCCGTACGACCTCACCGACTGGACCGAGGAGAAGATCGCCGAACGGTTCCTGGCGATGGAGGCGAAGCTGGAGGCGGGGGAGTTCGAGCCGAACCCCGGTGACGCTTGCGCGAGGTGCGACGTGGCGTTGAGCTGTGAATACTCTATGGCCTGAAACTTGACACGTAACCAAGCTTCCGGACGCCATCGGCACGGTGCGCCAACACCGGGTGTCCGGGGGAGTGAATGATCGAGAACTAGCCATTCTCTCACCTCCACGGTATGGGCTCCACCGATAACGGGCCTCTAACTTGACACGTAACGAGGAGATATGAGCAATCCATCACTAGCGACCGAGGAGCAGCTGACCGAGCTGTTCGGGGTCGATACAGACACCGTACGACGCTGGCGCAAGCAAGGGCTTGCCGCGGTCGGGGACTACTCACCGAAGTGGGGTAAGCCGACGCCGTTGTTCAGCGTCGCATCTGCTGCTCGGTATCACAGGAAGGAAGAGAAATGACCGACAAAGTGCGTGACCAGCTGGAGGACTTCATCATCCGGGCTCGGTTCGCCTCCCCGAAACCGACGATCACCGATCTCGTTGACGAGGTCGTTGACGAGATCCTGGAGAAGTTCGACATCACCGAGAAGCCGGAGCCCGAGGCCCCAGTAGGAACCGTCCGGGTCAACAAAATAAGGACCGCTGTCTACGTGAAGGCCAGCGCCGCGCACTGGATCGCGGTGTACAACAACGGGTCTGTACTCGAACTGGACAACCAATGCGGTCCCTGGGGGGACACGGAGGTGTTCCGCCCGTGACCGAACGATGGACTCTTGCTGATCCGGCGCTGAAAGCGACCGTGACCAAACGTCCAGGCCCGGGGAACCTCTTGGACGTCGATCTGGAAGACAAGCGAGCGGTTCACGAGCTCGGCGGGGTGCTGCGCGCTGCTCGCCGGGGTCTTCTCGGTCCTCCGCTGGTGAAGTTCCTCGGTACGACCGAGTCGGCGCTGATCAAAGCTACCGACAAAGTCTGGGCTGAAGAAGTCAAGGCCAAACAGGAAGGCCGCACGATCTACAACGGGTTCATAGCGAGAGGTACGAAGTGAACAGGATTGCTATGGCCGCGCTCGGAGGGTTATCCCTAGCCGGCGCGCTAGTGTTCGGGGTAGCCGCCGGGATCGCCCGGGTTATCGCTGTACAAGACACGACGGAGGAGGTGCCCGATTCTCTCGATCTTGCAGTCGATTGACGCTAAAGGATCTGCCGGTGACCCTCTGCCTGTACCGTTCCGGTCGCTGACCAAGCAGGGCATCAACTTCCTGCGAGGGCAGCTGGCGCTGATCGCGGCAGCACCCGGAGGGGCTAAGTCGGCGTTCACGCTCGCTCTAGCGCTCAAAGGCCGTATCCCGACGTACTACCTCTCGGCTGACTCGGACGCGTTCACGCAGTCGACGCGCATCCTCTCGATGGAGCTCGGGATGCCGCTGGCTGAGTCAGCTCGGGCGGTACGCGAAGGTCAGTTGCCTCCGCAGGTGCTGACGTGGAACGCGGCCCCGGGGAACCCGCACGGTATCCCTATCCGGCTGAACTACTCGGCGCAGCCGACGCTCAAGGTCATCGAGACCTCGCTGGCCGCGTACGAGGAGACGTTCGGGAACTACCCGCAGCTGATCGTGATCGACAACATCACGAACGTCATCACCGGGGTAGCCGCGAACGACGAGGACCCGTTCGGTGGTCTGGAGGTCCTGATGGATTGGCTGCACGAGAAAGCCCGGGAGACCGGCGCGTGCATCATCGGTCTGCACCACGTCACCGCTGACAACAACTCCGGTGACAAGCCGATCCCGCTGTCGGGGATCAAGGGGCAGATCGGCCGCGTACCCGAGCTAGTACTTACGTTGCACAGGGTTCCGTCACAGTTCGGGGCTGACACTCTGCGGGTGTCCGCGGTGAAGAACAGATCATCGAAGGCCGATCCATCGGGCCGGCTGTACGCCGAGCTGAAATTCGACGGCTCGAAGATGGAGATTAAGGATTTTTGATGCCCGATAACTTGATTCGTAACGAGGAGGCCGAAGGTCCCGGAGTGCCTAACGACGTCACGGTGTTCACCACCGGCCCTGATTGTTTCAAATGCACGCTCACCAAGAACGCGTTGACCCGCGGCGGTGTGGAGTTCCGGGAGGTCCGCGTGGACCAGGACCCCGAGGCTCTGAAGCTGGTGAAGCAGAAAGGCTACGAGACCGCCCCGGTGGTCCACGTCGCCAGCACCGGCGCGTGGTGGGACGACTTCCGGGCCGACAAGATCCGGGAGCTGATCAAAGGAGTGAAGAAGTGAACCCTGAGTTGCGTGCTGTACTCACAGAAGCCCTCGCCGGACACCAGCCGGAGAATTACGGATTCAACTGCTCGGGGTGTAACTGGGAACCGGCCAACCCAGGCGTCACCGACGCCGCCGAGTTCGCCGCGCACCAACTTGACGTTCTCGATGCGGTTCCTGGTGTGGCGGTAATCCAACTACCCGAACCCGCCGAGGCTGTGACGATGCAGGACTGCGCGGGATCGGGGAAACCGTTCAAGCCCGGCACCCTAAGCCGCGACGGCGAGGTCGCCAAATGCCCTACGTGCGGGACCAACCGCTACGTCCGTGACGACGGCAGTATCGAGCCCCATCAGGTGCCCGTTGCTGCTGTTCTGGCCGAGGGGGAAGCGTGAGCATCCCCGAGCTGATCGCCTGGTCGACTATCGCGTGGGGTGTGGGTCTGACCCTCGTCGGGTGGCTAGATGGCGGCGGCTAAGAGGGTTCCTACATGCAAGGACTGCATCGCCGAGGGGATCACCACGATCCGCAAGCCTGCGCTCACCCGCGCCGGCAACCCAGTCCCCGGGAAGCGGTGCGTGACGCACCACCGAACCCGTCGGAAGGCCGCGCGGGAGACCGCACGGGAGCAGCGCCTGATCGATACCTACGACGTCGATCTCGACGAGTACGAAGCGATCAAAGAGGCGCAGGGCGGCAAGTGCGCGATCTGTCAGCGCGCGACAGGGACCTACAAGGCCCTGGCCGTCGACCACGACCACAAGACAGGGTACGACCGTGGTCTGTTGTGCAGCACGTGCAACAAGATGCTCGGCCACGCCCGTGACGAGATCGCGTTCTTCGAGCGCGCGATCGACTACCTGGAGAACCCGCCCGCGTTCGCGGTGATCGGGAAGCGTATCGCTCCGATCGAGCGAGAGAAGCTTTCGGCACGCGCCGAACTTGACACGTAACCACTAGGAAGGAACACCATGAACCAGCCCGTACCAACCGCCCGCCCGAACCTGATCCGCCAGCAGGTCCTCAGCGAGTTGCTCGCCAACCGTACGGTGACCCGTACCGAGACCCAGCCCAAGAAGGGTCCGAAGGACACGGTCATCCACCCGGTCACGGGTGAAAAAGTCACCTACCAGACCTACGTCGACGTCCCGGTCGATCGTCAGGTCCCGGGCATGGCTGGACACGTCTCGGAAGAGAACATCGACCGCACGGCCCGGAGGTGGGGCAAGTGAACTTCTTCATGTACGTGATCTACCCGTCCATGACGTTCTGGGTGGGTTTCTTGATCGGAGTCACCGCCTGATGAGCCAGGGCTGGATGAAGATCGAGGCGTTCGTCAAGGTCGATCCGACCACCGACACCGAAGACGTCTACGAGTTCCTAGATGACGCGCTCAAGCAGCAGTTCCCGTACCACGAGGGTATCGAAGTGTACGAGGTCGTCCGGTGGAACCTTCACAAACGCTGATCGCGAAGGTTATCGAGAGGTATCACCCAGACTGGCTACCGCCGGAGCCCACCGGGAGGGATTGGGTCCCGTGCCTATGCCCGTGGCACGGAGATACGCGGCCGTCTGCCGCTGTCTCCTACAAACACAACGCTTTTCGCTGCATGGCGTGCCCCGCAAGGGGTAGCGCCGTCAGCCTCATCATGCGGAACGAGGAGGTGGATTATCAATCAGCAACCGCAATCGCAGAAGGACTCGCTCCTGGCGGCATCAGTGAAGTACTACGACGCGATGCCAGGGTCCCCCGCAGAGGAGTACCTCGCTTCTCGCGGGCTACCGCCGAGCAACCCTCTAATAAACGAGAAGTTCCGTCTGGGGTACGTGGCGGACCCCGTGCGCGGGCACGAAATGTATAAGGGCTGCTTGGCGATTCCTTACCTGCGCTGGGCACCGGATGAGAAGTGGCAGGTGGTCTCCATCCGGTTCCGACGTCTTGACGACGTCGAGGGTAAACCCAAGTACATGACCCAGGCAGGGGACAGGCCGCGGCTGTACAACACGCTCGCACTACTGGAGCCCAGCCACACGGTAGCTATCGCCGAGGGAGAGTGTCTGCGAGGGGACGCCGAGGTTCTGACCCCGGAAGGATGGGTCAGGTTCGACCGGTATCGTCCGGGCACAGAGGTTGCTCAGTACGAATTCGACGGAACCCTAAGGTTCGTTCGACCCATCGCATTCGTCAAGAAGCACTACACCGGTCCACTGGTCGAGAGGGAGAACCGGCAGCGCTACTACCACCTCAGCACTCCCGGGCACAGGGTCCCTGCGTTCGGAGGCCGTAGAGATCCGCACCGGTTCGTGGCCGCTCAGGAGGGGCATGGGACGGCCCGAATCCCCAGAGCCGGTGTGATGGACGGTCCAGGCATACCTTTGACGGACAGCGAGATTCGACTGAGGATCGCGGTCAGCGCGGATGCGGCGGTGAGGCCATCAGGAGGACCGGGTAGACGAGGAAGTTCGAGGGACTATTTCGTTTTCGGGCTGAAGAAGCAGCGCAAGATCGACAGGCTACGGAAGCTATTGGCCGACACCGGCATACAGGCGTCGGACAATCAGGTATCTAGGGGCTACACGTCTATCTGCTTCTCGGCCGAGAAGGGCAGGTTCGGGCGAGCGCTTCCTGAGGAGTGGCTGTCTCTGGCCACTGCGGAGCAGCGTCGGATGATCCTTGCCGAGCTCATTGAGTGGGACGGTAACCGAGTACCGAACCGGTCCCAGTCCGAGTACTCCTCGAAGTACCTAGGTAACGCTCAGTGGGTTCAGACCATGGCGCACACCTCCGGGATGGTCAGCACGATCCTGCCCCGGAGCAATCAGTACGGGGAGTGGTTCAAGGTATCGATCCTGCATAACAAGATCGAGACCAGCTGGCAATCCTTGAAGAATTACCGAGAGGTGGATCACGACGACCTCGTCTACTGCGTGTCCGTACCGTCCACTGCATTCCTCGTGAGGATGGGCGGCTGCATCAGTGTCACGGGTAACTGCGACACGATTGCAGCGTCTGTCGCGGGGTTCCCCACGGTCGGGGTCCCCGGTGCGCAGGCGTGGAAAGAGCACTTCCGCGAACCGTTCCTCGGGTACCGGGAGGTGCTGATACTCGCGGACGGTGACGATGCGGGTATGCAGTTCGCTGAGACGGTGGCGGGTGTTCTGCCCAACGCCAAGATCATCCCGATGCCCGATGGCTCGGATGTCAACGACCTGGTGCTCAGCCAGGGAGTACAAGCACTGAAAGACAAGGTAGGGATATGACAGAAAGCATCCTGGAAGAGGCGCAGCGCCTGATCCACGGACCTCGCAACAAGAACTACGGGCACCCCCGGGAGAACTTCGCCGACATCTCCGCGTTGTTCTCCGCGTACCTGGAGCGCCCGATCACCGACCTCGACGTCGCGAACCTGATGATCCTGGTCAAGGTGGCCCGGGTGAAGGGTACGGGGTACCACCGGGACTCTTACACCGACATCGCGGGTTACGCCGGCTGCGCCGAGCGGATCTACGAGGAGCCGGTAGAGGAGGACGGACAGCTCGCCCTGTTCGATCTTCCGCTGTCCGACGACTTGATTCGTAACGAGGACTCGGACTCGCTGACCTGGATCGACTCGCTGAACGACATGGTCATCGACCTGGACGAGGTCGTCGAGTGAGCGACTACCACGAGATCTACCGCGAGGCCGAAACCCCTCAGAGCGGCATGTCTCTGTACATCGACCTCGACACCGTCACCTACACATCCGTCACCAACGCGATCAACGCGTTGGACGACGTCTACCGATCAGTACGCGCGGAGCTATCCCTCCTCGCAGAGAAGGGAACCAAATGACAAAGCGCATCGCCGTGCTGCCCGATGTGCAGCTGCCTTACTCCGACATCAAAGCCCTGCGAGGGTTCATCCAGTTCGTCGCCGACACTCAGCCGGATGTCCTGCTGGGAATCGGCGATTACATGGACTACCCCAGCCCCGCTCGGTGGTCGAAGGGCTCGGCCGAGGAGTTCCTGCCGCAGCTGCAGAAGCACAACGAGATCGGCAAGAAGTTCCTGCAGGAAATCCGCGACGTCTACGACGGCCCTTTCCTGATGCACGAGGGCAACCACGACCTCAGGCCGAGGCAGTACCTGGCCCGGTACGCACCGGCTCTGGGCGAGATGGAAGAGGCCTTCCACTTCCAGAACATGCTGGACTTCGACGGCTTCGGGATCGAGCTGCTGCCCGACTTCTACGACATCGCTCCGGGATGGATCTCGACCCACGGACACATGGGGAAGATCAGCCTCTCGCAGATCGCGGGGTCGACCGCGCTCAACGGGGCGAAGAAGTTCCAGAAGTCGATCGTCATGGGCCACACCCATCGACTCGCGGTAGTGAACCACTCGTTCGGCTACGCAGGCCGCGTGGTGCAGACGGTTACCGGGTTCGAGGTCGGCCACATGATGGACCAGAAGCAGGCTAAGTACCTGCAGTTGGCGACGGGGAACTGGCAGCAGGGATTCGGAATCCTCACCGTCGACGGCAAGCACGTCAAAGCCGAGGCTGTCCCGATCTCGCAGGGGAAGTTCACGGTCGACGGAGAGACCTGGAGGCTGTAGTGGCCTTGACACGTAACGGGAACGTTCTGCCGTACCTGCACTTCGAAGCCCGGTCCCGGGAGATCCCCCGGGTCGAGCTGATCGAGGTTCTGGTCGAGGAGACCTACGCCAAGCGCAGTCTGGAGCCGGTGAATGGATGACTCTCTCCTGGACAAGCGCCTCAGACGAGGTGCGAAGTCCGCAGGGGTGGAGTGGTCTCTGACCGCCGATCAGCTGGAAGACCTGACCGGGGACCTGTGGGTCGCTGTTCTGGAGAAGTCGTCGCGGATGACCGCGGCTACGCAGCCGTCGGAGGGCGAGGCTATCTCGTTCCTGCGCCGCCACGCGTATCAGATCCTGAGCGAGTCCGCGTTCGCGGATGACCTAGCCCGGGGTGACTGGGACTACTCGTCGGAGTCGATCAAAGACGCACTCAAAGGCCGGTCGGACAACGTGTACCTGATGGAGGTGATTCCGCAGGCCATCAACCGTCTCGGGGACCGCCAGAAGAACGTTCCGGAAGAGGAAAAAATCCCTTATGCCGAGGTGCTGAAAACCAGGTATCTGGACGGGATCATCCTACGGGATGTCGCCAGTAAGAGCCGATTGAAGAGGGCGCACAAGGCCCTGCTCGAAGAGGTTCACCGGGTGATCGTCGAGATGAGCGACCACGACGGGCCAGGCTCACGGTCCAAGGTGTTCCCGGACTCGATCCGGTCGCACAACGGCCCGGGTGACCCTGTCGGGGAGATGGCTACTCGTCTCGCTGACGACGGGTGGAAGTCAGCCGGCGAGGACGGTCTGACGTACCGGGAGCTGTTCGACCTGGCTACCGCCGAGCAGGTGACCTCCAGTGCTCCGAAGCATCACCGGGCGTGCCCGGTGTGCCACCACATAGTGCCGATCAGCTCGGGACGGTTCAGGGATCACCTGATCCCGTCTTGCGCAGGGTCAGGGGCTGCCGCGTGAACATCTTCGACGGCCAGTTCAGCGGTATGTCCGGCGTCGACATGTACCGAGCGTGGGTGACGCCTGAGCTCTACCCCAACCAGAAACCAGCCCTCCTGGCTAATTGGCCAGACGAGGACAAAGAGATGTTCGTGGGTGCCGAATGGACCCACGGCTACAACCGGAAGGAAACCGAATGGCAGACCGACTCACTGCAATCGTAATGGTCCCTCGGGACGAATCGCTCCCCCTCGACGTGCAGGGCGTGTTCCTCCGGGACCGTGCCCTGGCCGAGATGGAGAAGATCGCGGAGGTGGACAAGAACAGCCTGCGGTTCGAGAAGGCCTCGGAAGATGTCCACGCCGACCTGGGCGGCGGGGACCTCGTGACGACCTGGCAGCAGGACCTTATCGCCGCGCTGTTCCGAGCCGACGGCAAGGTCGCTAAGGACGTCGTTGACAAGCAGATCATCAAGGACCCGGTCTCCCGGTACTTCTCCTCGGTGTCGTTCGTCCGCGACAACGCCTGATTACCCAACTACCCACTAACGAAAAGGAAACCGAATGACTGTCACCACCGATCCCTGGGCCTCGAACGACAACGGCCCCGAGCAGCCTGTCGCCACCACCGCTCCTGCGACCACCGTGGTCAACAACAGCAGCAACGTGGCTCCCGGCGAGGGCAAGATCGTCACCACCCTGAAGGGTGGTCGGGACTTCGACGCGCCGTGGATCGTGATCCACGCTTCGTCGGTCGAAGAGTCCGACGCTCTGTTGGACGCGAAGTTCAAGGACTACATGGACAAGGTGAAGAAGGTTGCCGCGGCGTTCGCGGGCGGATCGGCTGCGCCGGCTCCCGCGCAGTCCTCGGGCGGCGGGTATCAGCGTCAGGCTCCGCAGGGCGCGCAGGAAGCCCCGGAGTGGGCTCCGCCTAAGCCGTACGACGACTTCGTCTACAAGACCGGTGTGTCGAAGAAGACCGGCAAGGTCTGGCACGCGTGGATGCCCCCGACCAAGGATGACGGTCGCGACGCCAAGTTTTTCTATGCAAATTAACTTGACTCGTAACCATCTAGGAGGGTGTAATTGAGCGAGGAAATCAAGGTTCCGAAGTTCATGGTCATGCTCCAGAACGGGTTGTTCTGGACGTTCCCGGACGACTGCGAGTACCGCATCAGCGGTGACGAGCTGTCCGTCGACTTCGGGGAAGGGGAGTACCGGGTCTTCCCGATCAAGAACAACATCGCCTACTACGGGCGAGTGATGGTCAAGGAAGAAACCCCGGAGGGTCAGATCCGCCGGGAGCTGGGGCTCTAACGTCTCCAGCTTGATTCGTAACGAAGGGAGGGGCGGGTGAAGCAACACCGCTACCAGATCAAGGACGAGACAGTTCTGGTCAACGTCGTAGAGCACGAGGATGATCTCGACGGGTTCGAGAGCTTCATCCGCTCCAACCTCCGGATTCTCGGTCTCGATACCGAGACGACGGATCTGGGGATCTACAAGCCGGACTTCGGTATCCGGCTGATCCAGTTCGGTAACCCGTGGGAGTCGTGGGTCCTGCCGGTGGAGCGGGGCGGTGTGTTCGTAGGAGCCGCCGTCACCGCTCTCCAGAAGGTCCAGCGGTTCGTCGTCCACAACGCCGCGTTTGACCTCCAGGTGATCGAGCGGACGCTCGGTGTGCCGATGGAGCAGATGTGGCCGAAGGTCGAGGACACCAAGATCTACTCGCACCTGGTAGATCCCCGGGCCTACAAAGAAGGCGGGACCGGGCACAAGCTGGAAGAGCTGACGAAGTTCTACATCGACCCGGTGACCGCCGAAGAGGTCAAAGCCTCGATGGCTCGCCTGGCCAAGAAGCACAAGACCACCAAAGACAAGATCTGGGCTCTGGTCGACCTGGACGACCCGGACTACGAGCTGTACGCCGGCATGGACACGATCCTGGTGTCGAGGCTGCTGGGCAAGGTCGCCCCGCTGGTCCCGGAGTCGTCGCACAAGCTGATCCCGTACGAGCACAAGCTCGCTGAGGTGATGTCGTACGTCGAACGCACCGGGTTCCTGCTGGACGTCGACTACTCGGAGAAGCTGTCAGCGGACATGCTGCGGAAGTCCGAGCACTACACCGCGGTGGCTCGGTACGCGTACGGGGTCGACTCGGTGAACTCCACCGAGAAGCTGGCTGACGGTCTGGAGCGTACGGGCGTGAAGATCAAAGGCCGCACAGCCACGGGTAAGCGCCAGGTGAACGCCGAGCTGCTGGAAGCTCTGGCGGAGGAGGGCAACGCTCTGGCGAAGGCTGCGATCGAGGCGAAGAAGTGGGGTTCCTGGGAGAAGACCTGGGTCCGCAACTTCATCGAGCGGCGGGACGCCAACGACCGGGTCCACCCGGGGATCAACCCGCTGCAAGCGCGTACAGGACGCATGAGTACGTCTAACCCGTCGGCTCAGAATCTGCCGTCGGGAGATTGGATGGTCCGCCGCTGCTTCATCGCCGATCCTGGCGAGCTGATGGTCTCGGTCGACTACCAGGCGCAGGAACTCCGGGTTCTCGCCGCCCTGGCCGATGACCGAACCATGAAGCGTGCGTTCGAGGAGAACGCCGATCTCCATCAGATCACGGCCGACGCCTCGGGCGTCGATCGGAAGGTGGGGAAGATGGTCAATTTCGCGTATGCATACGGGTCTGGTCCTGCGAATATCGCTGCGCAAGCAGGGATTTCGTTCCAGGAGGCTAAGAAGGTGATTGCGGGGTTCGAGAAGTCCTATCCCGGAGTCACCGCGCTGTCCAAGAGCCTACAGCAGGAAGCCGCTGCCCGGGGGTACATCGTGACTCCGACAGGTCGCCGGCTGCCGGTAGACCCCGACAGGGGCTATGCGGCTCTTAACTATGCAATCCAGAGCGCCTCAAGGGATGTCACGGCGAGCGCCGTCATCCGACTTCATGAGGCTGGCTTGACTCGTAACATGCGCCTCGTCGTCCATGACGAGGTTCTGGCCTCGGTCCCTGCCCTAGAAGCGGAGTCCACGGCGAAGGAAATCGGACGAATTATGGAAATGGAATTTCGGGGGGTCCACATTGGAACAGATCCGGAGGTCCAAGGACCTACCTGGGGCCATGGATACGGCGCGCCCTATTGATGAGTGTCCGGGGTTCTTCGTGACCCGGGACGGGCGAGTATTCGGCCCGAGAGGCGAGAAGGCGCAGTCCACGATGAAGGGCTACGGGTACAAGTATGTCAGCTTCTGGAAGGACGGTCGGGCGTACAAGAGGACGGTCCACTCTCTGGTGGCGGAGGCCTTTATCGGCAAGGTGCCCAAGGGAATGCACGTGATGCACGGCCCCGGAGGGAAGCTGGACAACCGCGTCGAGAACCTCAGCATCGGTACGCCGAAGCAGAACGCTGCGGACAAGCTCCGGGACGGCACTCACCAGACCGGCTGCAAGGTCCCGACCGCGAAGCTGAGCCCGTACGACGTTATGCACATCCGCACCCACAAGGGTGCGTATCGGGGAGTGCAGAGAGACCTCTCCTACGCGTACGGAGTAGCCGAGTCAGTCATATGCAACGTCATGCGCGGTAACACCTACCCATCGCTTTGATTCGTAACGGAAGGAACAACATGGAATTTCAAGAGTTCTGCGACCGCATTTATCAGGTGTTCTCGCAGACCACAGGGGCTGAGGACTGCTTCTGGGTGGTTGAGAAGGACGGGGGCCACACCACCTACGACGTGTGGGCTGTGAGCCAGGACGAGTCCCGTAAGTGGCTCGGATCATTCGCCAACGAGGCCGATGCCGACTTCACCGCGTCGATCCACGGCGCTATCGCGGACATGGTGCGCAGGTCGATGGAGGCGATCGACGACGCGGCTCGGCTGGAGCTGGAGCGCGACAACCTGATGGGCCGGGTCTTCGACCTGGAGCTTGAGATCCAAGGGCTCAAGAGTGAGTTGGACCGTTACGAGGGGGTGGAATGAGTAAGCACGACTGGTTAACGTTCTCCGACCTAAACGGTGAGCAGTACTTCAAGTGCGTGGCTCAGTCCGAGGTCGCGAGGAAGTGGAGTCCGTACCTCTCGTTAGACGGCCCCGGCTACGAAGGCCGACACCGGCTACCGTACGGGTTGAGCAACATCCCGTACGGGACCGTGATCTGGTCTTGGAGTGCGGACGCCTGGATACGCCGGATCAAGCCGGAGGGGAAGTACCCGAGGAATTTCACCGTCGTCGCAACGGCTGAGGAAGCCGCTGGCTTAAGGCGGCTGAAGTGAAGCGGGTGCGTGAACTGGTGCTGATCCGGATGCTCGACCACGAGGTTCGGCTGGAGCACCTGATCCAGATCATACGGGGGTGGTTCCGGTGAGAGAGCTCTGGGGTAACGATGCCAGGAAGTGGCTGATCCGCAAGAGCCCGCACACCCAGGAGTGGATCGTGTTCCCGTCGGTCGGATCGTTCTACGGCGTTATCACGTTCCACCCCGGACTACGAGTCGGCACGGACCGACTTCATCAGGCAAACGAGGAGACCATAGTGGTAAAAGCAGAAAAGGAAAGCGACGGAGCTGGGCGCGTTCAGGCCGTTGTTGAGCGCGCCAAGTCCGCACTGGAAGGGGTCACAGAAGGGCCGTGGATAGCCGAGTACAGCAGTGAGCAGGGTAATTGCATCATCCCGCATGATGCCGAGTCGACTCGTGAGGCCGTCGCCACGACGCACCTGTACCACCAGCGCGCCGATGCCGAGTTCATCGCCCAGGCGCGCACTCTCGTTCCTGAGTTGGTCGCTGAGATTGAAGAGTTGCGTTTGATGGCGGCAGCTGACGACAGCCCGGACCAGACAGCGTCTGATACCGAAGGATGTCCGGAGGTCTCCCGCTCCACCGGAGGATTACTGTGAGCAAGAAGAAGAAGAAATACATCACCGTCAAAGTAATCCCTATGATCCTCACCCCCGAGGAGGTGCGGCAAAAGATCGTCGACGTCATCTCCGACTGGGCCCCGGTCTACTCCGATGACGCCGAGCAGGTGGCTGCCGAGATCCTATCCGGCGTCACGCTCGTCCAGGTGCGGGACGTCGAGGAGAAGGCCCAGGCCCGGGTGTGGGACAGCATCCATGCTGTCCCGCTGGGCGTGAAGGTTCGCGACCGGGAGAGTGACGTCTTCTGGTGGGACGAGAACTACGCGCTCTGGTGGACTTCGCATTGGTGGTCGGATTTGTACCAAGGGAAGATCGGCGCAGATTTCAATTCCACGTTCGGCCCGTTCACCGAGGTGATCGAATGAGCAAGAAGAAGAAAGACGTCACCGTCGAGCAGCTGGCCGTGATCGCCGACCGCCTTACCGAGGCGGTGGATCTGCTGAAGATCATCTCGACGCAGACTCGTCAGTCAGAGGTGATTACGGTGCGTCAGTATGACGATCCGGAGCTGCAGCGTCGTAAGGTGAGCGCGGCTCAGGAGATCGAGGCCATCCGCGCCGAGGAGGCCGAGCGCTACCACGCCTACCGTGACAAGCCTCTGCAGCCGTACGTACGGGTCCACGAGGCCCCGTAAACCCCTCTAGCGTCCACGCTGACGTACGCAACCCCACAACTGAATAGAGACTGCCAGAGAGCCCTCTGCGTGCCCTTACACGGCGCGTAGGGGGCTTTTCTGCGTTCTCGGGTAGTCGCTCTACGACATCCCGGTGTGTAGCCGTTCGACCACGTTGCCGAGCCTGAGATTCTGCTCGTACTCCTGCAGATCCCCGAAGTCGATCGTGCGAGTCAGCCCGCCGCGGACGTCGAACGTCAACCGAACGTTCATCGACCGGAGCCAGGTGTTCTTTGCCGCGGTGTCCTGCTCCCTCCACCAGTCCCCGAACCGCTGCCCGGTCTCTCGCCACTCCCAGCCCGACGGGCGAGCCTCTAGCCCTTCCAACTCCTCTTGCCGCGCGGCCAGCGCCGCGATACGAGCATCCAGTGCTTCGCGCTGCGGAGACCCGACCCGGTAGGCGGGGGAGCCGATCAGCGACGTCAGGTCCACCAGCTCCGCGTTCACCTCCGCGAGTTCGACCGCCGAGTCCGAGCCGGCTACCCAGACTTTCTCCAGACGCTCCGCGTCCCCGAGCAGATCCAGCACCTGCTCCTCGCAGAACGCGTCCCACTCGGATATCGGCACCGTGCCGTTGCCGCACCGCTGCGCGAACCCGAATGACCGGCATCGGTAGCGCGGGATCTTCCGGCCCGCGTCGAACTTGTACGCGGGCTCCCCGCACACCGCGCAGAACAACACCCGCAGCAGCAGCGACGGGGTAGACACCGCGGGCTTGGTCCGGTCGGTCTTCACGAGCTCGGCGCGCAGCGCCTCCAGCTGCTCTCGCGTCAGGATCGGCTCAGACCGCACCAGCGGAGCTCCGTCGTCGTCTCGGACGGTCTTACCGTTCAGCGTCGCGTACCCGAGCATCGCCTCGGAGATCAGCGAGCGCTTCAGCGCGGTAGCCGACCACTCCCGGCCCTGCGGCTCACGGCCTTGCAGCTTCGCGAAGTAGTCCTTCGGCGACAGGACACCACGCCGGTTCAGGTCGTGGGCCACCAGGTGCAGCGGCTCGTGGTTGTCGACGACGCGGTGATACACCTCGAGGATGCGCTCTCGCTGCACAGGGTCCGGCACCAGCCGCCACTCCCCGTCCACGCGCGTAGGCAGGTAACCCCACGGCGGCAGGGATCCGCGGTATTTCCCGGCGCGGATATTGAAATGCGCAGCCGAACGGTTCCGCTCTTTGATCGCTTCTAATTCCATCTGCGCCACCGTTCCCATAAGCGCGATGACGACCGCCGCGAACGGCGTCGTCGTGTCGAAGTGCGCTTCGGTCGCGGAGACGACCAGCTTCTTGTGGTCCTCAGCCCAGTGCACCAGCTGCTGCAGATGCCGGATAGATCGGGTCAGCCGGTCTACCCGGTACGCCACGATCACATCGAACGGTTGCTCCTCGAACGCCAGCCAGCGGGCGAGGTTGGGTCTGCGCTTGCGGTCGAACGGATCCACGGCTCCGGAGACGTCCAGATCCTCTGCTACCCCGACGACGTCCCAGCCGCGCTGGGCGCAGAGCTGCTGGCAAGACTCCAGCTGGCGCTCCGGTGAGGTCGTAGCATCGGTGACACGGGACAAGCGGATCACGACGAGAGCTCGCATGGTTTGTACCGTACACCACTGAGACCGCGGTGGTTGACCAGACAAACCACGAAGACACAGGTCATCACGGCCATACCCACTGAAACAAGAAAAGCCCCCTACCTAGCCTTCGCGGGCCGGGTAGGGGGTTTCTTGGTATGCGGGGTTAGATCACCACGGGTCGGTGGTCTCGGTCTTGCCGCGGCCTCCGCCGCAGTGCCGAACGCACTTGTAGACCTTGTGGTCTTTGCCGTTTTTGTGAACGGTCTTGTACGAGCCGTCGTCGTTGAACACGGGGTTCCAGTCAGCGCTGGCTCCGCCTGATCCGGTAGCGCAGGCGTGCTTGTAGATCTGACCGTGACCGAAGCCGTGGTTCGAGCAGTGAGCCGGAGCAGCCTGGGCGATCGGTGCGATACCGAGCCCGAGACCAGCCGCGAGGATGCCCGCGGCAGCGATAGTGCGTAACATAACAGTGCCTTCCTGATGGTGGGTGTGCGACCGACGGGGTTGGTTTCTCAGGCCTTAGCCCCGCCGGTCGTTCTCTTGCAGACGACTTTACTCGTAACCGGGTTACGTGTCAAGCGCGAGTCATTCCCACTCGATTTTGTTGTAGCCGTCTCCGCCGCTGCCTGCGTTTGATCCGCCCGTGTTTACGGCTCCGTCAGTCCCCCTGCCGCCGTTCCCCGCGGGGCCGGAGCTGGTTCCGTTGCTGCCGCCGCTGAAACTGTTGTCATTGGAACGCACGCCGCCCCCGCCGCCGCCGCCAGCGCCTGAACCGTCCGTCCGGCTTTGCCCGCTAGAGGGGCTGGAGCCGCCGTTGCCGCCTTTGCCACCTGTATAGCCTGTTGCGGATACGCCGGAGATGCTGGTTGTACCGCCGGCCCCGCCGCTTCCGCTGGCCGACGAGTTAGTACCCCTCACACCCGCTGCCCCTCCGCCAGCCATCAGGTGAACGCTGCCGGACGAGAACACAGTCGAGCCGCCGTCGGCGCCGTTTTTGCCATCGGACGATACCGCCGCCCGCGCTCCACCGGCGCCACCGAGGCCCCGGGTGAGGGTAAACGTCGAGCCGAGCAACGCACGTGGAATCCAGACGCGGCCGATGTAGCCACCGCCACCACCGCCCCCGCCGCCGTAGCGGTAGCCGGAGTTGGACCGGCGGCCGGAGCCGCCGCCACCACCGGCGCCGCCGAGGGTGACCCAGCAGCCGGACGCCCCGTCCGGGACAGGCTCGTCGATCAGGTTGGCGTTCTCGATGGTGTAGCCCGAGAACGGAGGGGTCGGCGGCCAGATGCGGGTGCTGCCGCGGTAGATGGCGGCGGGGATGTCGCCCACGTAGACGCCTATGATCTCGGTGCCGCCTACGTACACACCCATCAGGGGATGACCACGTAGACGGTGTTGGTGTCCTTCGAGGACAGAGCGTCGAACGCGGTCTGCGTCAGCACGCGCAGCGACTTACCGCCCAGCGCCGTCTGCAGGGCGTTGAACTCCTCGCCCAGCTGGTTGAGAAACGCCGCGTTGACCTTCTGCCCGGACAGGTCCACCCAGTTTTCAGGTAGTGCCATGCGAGCTCCTAGAATTGGATGATGCCGTCGGCGTGCCAGAGCACGTACACGTCGGCGCCGTTGGGGATGATCTGCTGGTATTCCTCGGAGTCGAGGTAGGCGACTAGTGTCGACGTCGCCGGGTCGCCGGTGTCCTTGAACAGGACCACCGCCTCGCCGATGCTGCCTTCGGGCTCGACGAACACGGTCGTGCCGGCCTTCATCCAGCCGGACGCCGAGACCGACTTGGTGTCGAGGCTCTCCGAGATGGCGATGACCGCCGCGGTCGGGATGTCCTCCAACACCTGGTCGGTGGCGTAGTTGACGGTGTATTCGTCGGCGTCGATGAACGCTAGCTTGAAGTCGTCCGTCAGCCAGTTGAACTGGGCCTTAGCCGCCTCAACGCGGGCGGCGCTGTACAGGTCAGACAAGCTGTCTCCTAGATCTCAAATGGGACGGACGCGGGCACAACGTTCTCGTCGGGCTCACCGCCACCGCCGTCGGGTTGGACCAGCGACGGGGCGCGGACCGAGCCGGAGAACACGCGGTCCGGCCGGAAGTGCCAGGGCACGTGCTCGGTGGACTCGAGGTCCAGCAGGTAGGCGATCTGGTAGAACAGGTCCACCGCGTCGACGTGCGCCGCGAAGTTGTTCAGCATCACGCCGATGACCGAGCCGTCGGTCTCCTTGTAGAACAGGACCGCGATGTAGCCGCCGAGGTTACCGACCCAGCCGCGCCACGAGCCCCAGCGGAGGGCGTTCAGACCGAAGCCCATCCAGCCCGGCCCCTGATGAGGACCGTCCGGCTCATAGAACACGTACGTCGAGAAGATCTCCTGCTGCAGCTGCCGCATCTCCTCGGACAGAAACACGCCCTCATAGAGCGCCTTGCCGAGCTTGAGGAAGTCATCCATGGTGCCGGCCAGGGAACCGGCGGCGCCGGACCAGGTCGTCGATACCGCGGTGAACTCCAGGTCCTGGGACGTCGGGTAGCCGAGGAACGCCGCGAGGAACGCGAATGGTCCGAGGATCGCCTGGATCTGCGGGAGCGCCAGGTTCGGGGTCCAGCCCCGGACATACGGCGGGTTCATGTAGTTCGTCGTCGGCCAGTGCAGGGACGGCACGTCGACCGCGTCCTGCCACTCTTGCACAACGATCTGATCGACCGTCCGGCCGTCGTTGTAGACGGACTCCAGGACCTTGCCCAGCAGCCACGAGGCCGCGTTCGAGTACGACGAGGACTCGCCGGGGGCGAAGTTCGGCGTCGAGTTCCGGATGTAGTTCAGCGGGTCGAACGAGTTGGTCGGGCTGAGGAAGTACGTCTGCTGGACCGCGGGGTCTGTCATCCAGTCTTTGAGCCCGTCCTGGAACAGCAGCAGCTGCCGGATCGTGATCTGGTCCCCGTTCGGGACGCCGGTGACGAACTCGCTGATCGTATCGTCCCAGTCCAACAGCCCGTCGTCGATCGCTTTGAGGATCAGGGTGTGAGTGAACATCTTCGAGCACGAGCCGTACCGGAAGTTCTTCTCCAGCGTCAGCGGAGTGTTCGAGGTGCGGTCCCCGCCGTACGCTTTGTAGTACGACCCGGTCGGGGTCTCGATCCCGATGATCGCGCCGTCAGCGACCCTGCCTGACGTTGGCTTGATCTTCGCCGCTACCAGCGCATCGATCTGCGCCCGGACCACCGGGTCCAGCGGGTCAGCCGGAGACAAAGCGTCGGTGACAGCTTCCGCCTCCAGCTCAGCCAGCGTCTTGGGCAGCGACTCGTTACCCGCCATGTCGATAGCGGTGATCGTGATCTGGTCGGAGTAGTCGGTATCCGGAGACAGGCCGGTGATAGTCACCGACCCGAGCTCCGTAACCGGGGAGGTGTTCTGTCGAACGCCGTTGCGGTACACGTTGTAACCGCGAAGTCCGCTAGGCATCGTCGACAGCTCCCGAGGGTGTGATAGTGATCGAGGTGGACGTCGCAGACACGTCGACGTGCAGCGCAGAGACGTTCGGAGGCGTAACGTCGCCTTCGCCGTCGCCCACGACCTCACCGGGCAGAGCGCCCTTGCGGAACTGGACAGCCGCGCACGCGGGTCCACCGGGACCGCCTTGGGTGTAGATACCGAGCCAGTGACCGCCGTTGCCGCCGCCGCCAGGCTTGGTACCAGCGCCGCCGTACGCGTGCTGATCGCCGCCAGCGGCCAGCTTCAGGCCGTTGTATTCGACTTCCTCGATGCCTTTACCGACCGGCTTGCCGAGCGCCACAGGGCGCTGGCCGGAGCCGTTAGAGCCGTTGGCAGCGGACACCTCGAACCCGGGGATCGACAGCTCAGCGCCGTCCCACTCCAAGATCGTGGTGGTGCCGGAGAAGTGCTCCCCACGGGTCCAGGTCACGGTGTTGACGCCACCAGGCTGACCGGGGTTGCCGTAGAACCCGAGGAACCCGTCGGCACCCTCGCCGCCCTTACCGGTGACGATCGCGTCGATGCGGTCGCACCACGCCGGGACCGGGATAGCTACAGGCTTCTCGAAGAACTCGACCTGCGGGTCGTGGTGATCCGAGCCGGTACCGGTGTCCACCGCGATACCGACGCGGGGGACGTTGTCGGTCCAGGTGACATCGGCTTTGTCCAGCGTGGCCGGAGGAAGAGAAGGCGTCGACAGCGAGCGGGTAGCCCCGACGTTGCCGATCGGAGCGCCGTCGTTGTCCGGGAGGTTGAAGTCCCGGCCGCGCATCGTGTGCGTGCCGCCGACGGCGATGAACTCGTACGCCAGCAGGTCGCCGGCTACAGCCGCGATCGGGGTAGTGAGTTCGTAAGCCATGTTCGCGCCGGGGGACGCGGAGCCCGCCAGCAGACCCGCGATGTTCTCGGACTGGTGGATCAGCTCGCCTAGCTCCGGGTCGGAGCGGTCGTCGACGCAGCGGTAGACGTTGATGTAGAACTCGGTGATGCCCGAGGTGCCCCAGCCGATCCAGGTGATCAGGCCGATAGGCATCGACTGCTCGATGACATCGAACGCGATGATCGAGGTCCCGGGGGCGACCGAGACCGTGGAGTTCAGGGTGTCCAGGTCGAAGTTGCCGCGCTCGGACTTGTACAGCCCGGACTTCGGCTTCTTGTTGTTCTGGATACCGAGGATGTCCCAGGCGAACCCGCCGCGGGCAGCCGCCGAGGAGATCTGCTCGATCAGCGACTGGAGATCCGAGATCCCCGCACCGATACCGGTGACCCCGACGATGCCCGAGACGATCGCATCGACGATGCGCTTGATGGTCTCTTCGATCGACCCGCCACCGAGCACACCGCCGACCGAACCGGGCCGGATGTTGGTCAGCGAGAAGATCAGGTCTTCGATCGTGTGACCGATGTTCAAAGTGCCGGTGAGCGCCTGAACGATAGCGTCGATCACCGCGCCGATACGGGCCGCGGCGTGCTCCAGTTCGTCGCGCAACTCTTGCGGGAGATACGAGAGGATCTGCTCCAGCACCCGCGGCGTCTCGCGGATCGCGCCCATGATGGCGTCGACCGCGCCGGCTACGGTGTTGAACGCGCCTTCCAGCACGTTCGGGATGAAGTCTTTGAACTTCTGCAGCGCTTCCAGCGGCAGGCGCAGCAGCAGCTGCGGCAGCACCAGCAGCGCGTTGGCCGGGTTGAAGTCCGGGACCTGGAACAGCGACCGGGCGATGTCCTCGGTCATGTCCTGGCCGTAGCGGTAGTCGCCGCCGCCGATGACGAACGCACCGTCTGGAACGTCAGGTACCCACTGGTCGTCAGCCACTAAGACCTCCGTTACATATCAAGTTTCAGAGCCGCAGCTGGTCCGGCGGGGCAGGCGGGGTACGCCCCGGCAGGTGCAGGTCGATCCACGACCACAAGCTGCGGATGTACGTCAGGGCTAGCGTGTGCTGCTGCTCCAGGCGGGACAGGCGCTCCTCCAAGGGAGCTACGAGCGTCACCGCGGCGACCGCGATAGCCTGAGCAGCCTCGTTGTCGGTCTTCTGCTCAACCTTCCGGTTCACCCGGCGGTTGAACACCGCGGTCAGAACCTGGGTAGCAGCGCCCCCAGAGACGACAGCGACACCGAGCTCGATCCACATGCTCACCGCTCCGTAGGGGTGACGTGGCGGCGGATCACGAATCCGAGGACGAACGGTGCAGCCACCGCGTAGATAGCGACCGCCTGGTCGATCCACGAGACGTCGAACGTCTTACCGAGGACGAACCCGGCGAAGCCCAGGCCCGCGGCCACAGCACCGCGCAGCACCGCAGGCTCGGGGACGTACTCCTCGATACCTTCGATGTCACCGTCTTTGTCCAAGTCCCAGCCCAGGTGCGGGATCTCGAAGCCGCCTGTGTCCAGCTCAGCGAGGTCCATCTCTTCGGTAGGCAGGTCAGACACGTGCAACGGCTGGGTGTCTTCCAGGTCTGGCATAAGCGGGCCTCTCATTCGACCGCAGCCTGATGCTGCGGCAGTGGTGCGGTAGGAATCAGGCCCATTTGCTTGTAGATGTCGAGCTGGGCTTGCTGCTCTTGCTGGGTGAGCGTCCGAGGATCTTGGACACGGAACTTCGGAGGCTCCGGGGTATCCGAGGGAACCCACTGCGCAGCGGGGTTGTAGTGGCTCCGCGGCCCGCGGGCGGGAGCCTGGAACTTCTTGGTCTGCTGGGGCAGCTTGCTGACGTGGATGTTGCCGTTCTCGTCAGCGAGCCGGCGCAGAGAGTCCACATGCACAATCCCGAGCTCCGTGAAGTGCTTCGACCAGTACTTGGCCATCACCGGGTTAGACAGCGAGTGGCCTCCGGACGGGTGGGGGAGTCCCCAGAAAGCCCAGGCAAGGGCTTCCTCCGGCTTGTCCGGGTCGGCGTGTTCTTGGGTCAGAGGTTTGTGCATGTGGCGGGCTCTCTTCGTTACGTATCAAGCTCGGCTGCTACAAAATTCCGAGCTGTCCGAGGTTGGAGTTGATGTACTGGATCAGTTCGAACGCCTTGAGGATCGGGTCCTCCGGCTCTTTGTAACCGATCGTGATGGTCCAGCCCTTCGGGCCGTCGGTACCCCACTCGTAGGTGAGCTTGGTGACCCGCTCCACGAAAATCGTGTACGGATCGGGGTAGCCGAGTACCGTGGTGCCGACCCGGTCACCGAGCCAGAAATGCCCGTGACCCCGCTCACCGATGATGTACGGGGCAGCGTCGGACACCTGGATCTCGTGCGAGTGCTTCGCCCGGGTGGCCCACTGCTTAGCGCGGGCCGCCATGATCGCGGAGATCGTGAACGCTTTGTCAGCGCCGTCGACCCAGCCCTCGTTGTAGTGGAAGTCCCCGAGCCCGGTGACGATGTCCTCCAGGCCAGCGATCGGCAGGCTCAGGCCTGCTGCGCGGAGCGTGGGAATCTCCATGAACGCGAGGATCACGTTCTCGTACAGCGGACGGGCGACCGCGTCCATGATGCCGCCGAGCGGCGGGAGGTCGATCGCGCCGCCGAACGCGCCAAGCGTGGCGAGCTGGGAGTTGATCAGCGACGTCAGGAAGTCGCCGCCCATGTTGATGCCGGCTGAGATGATCTCGTTCACCCCGGGCATCGACTGCCCTCCGAGCACGAACGACGTGTCCGTGGCCTCGGTGTACGTGAACTTCGAGGACTCGATGCCGGTGTACGGGGACTCCATGAACACCACGTGCGGAGCCTTCGGGTACGTCCCGAGGAACCCGGGGGTGTAGTACTCACCTGGGTAGGTCGGTAGACCGGTGTAGATGTCGATGCCCTCGGTCATGCCGTCCGATGCGATGTTCATCACCGCGCGGACCAAGCCGGTCAGCAGCGACCCGCCGAACGCTGTCTCCGAACCCCACCCGGAGTTGTCGACGATGTCCCAGACCAGGCAGCCGTGGCGCAGCGGGATCAGCGAGGCGATGCCCTCGATCAGCGGCAGCCCCAGCTCACCGGACAGCTCCGCGAACGGGTGCGGGTCCTCGCCGTGGAAGTACCGGCGGCACACGATAGTGAGCTGCGAGTCAGCCAGGACGTTCTTCGCGGTGTCGTGGAACGACTTGAACCGGGAGAACACGATCGTCAGCGGAGAGTTGTCCGCGAGGAACGGGAACGGCTTGACGATGTTGCGCCAGTTACCGGGGTTCAGCGAGAACGGGAACCACTCGGAGATGTCCAGAGGGTTGTCCGGCAGCGTCCACAGCGAGGTCTCCAGGCGGAGGATGTTGACGAACAGCGTCAGCAGCAGCGCCCACTTCGCCGGGCCGAACATCACCCACAGCTTCGGGAACTGGAACTCGGGACGCAGGAACGGGTTCGCCCAGACGTAGATGTGCTTGAGCTCTTCGTAGTCGTGCTTGAACACGACCTCCATGTAGACGTCGCCCTCTTTGGTCCGGACGATGTCGTAGTGGTCCATGCGGCCCGTCCACCGGGCACCCTGCTTGTCGAACGAGACGTGGACGTTGCGGCGAGCGCGGCCTTTGTGGGACGCGATCCACTTCGCCAGGTAGTGGTCCAGCGAGATCGTGATCGACGCGGTGCCGGTCTCGTTCTCGATGAACTCGAACTTGTGGCTGCGCTCCCCGACGAGCTGGCCGCGGAGCTTGTAGTCGCCGTCCCAGAGGCGGATCAACGGCGGGGCGATCCGCTCGTCTTCCCGCTTCTGGCGACGCTTCATGACGGTGTCCCAGAGCTGCTGGTGACCCGCCAGGGTTGTCATGTCTGCGGCGGGAGCTGGCATCAGCTCACCCCGAAGCCGAACCCGCTACGGTCTTCCTCGTAGTACTCTTCGTCGTACTCGGGCTCCTCGGGAGCCAGCTCGAACGAGCCGCCCGTGAGGTTGATGTACTCTTCGGCAGAGCCGTCGCCGGTGATCTCCAGGCTCAGGACCGGGATGCCGAACAGGCGGAGGGTAAAACCCATCTGACCTGGCCTTTCAGACTATTCTAGGCCCCAAGGACGGGACCAGGCGCGCGGAAGGCGCAGCGTGGCAATCTGCCCGGGGACAGCCCCGGACACGGACAACTTGAACGTGACCTCGCCGGTGTACGGCGGGATGTAGTGCAGGAACCGGACAGAGTTCATCCGCTCCCAGATCGGGGAACCAGACTCCGAAGACACCTGCTCCTCGCGAGGGTCGGAGTCGACGACGACGTTCTCAGCCGGGTACGTGTAGCCCTCGCGGAGAACCACCACGCGGCTGCCGACCTCGTACCCGCCGGTCAGACCGTCCGTATCGACCGTCATGGTCGGGACGTCCACGCCTTGCAGGTCGTCGGTGAACCGGACGACGTACGGGCGACCGCCGTCGACGTTGGTAGCGGTCTCGATCGAGAGGTCGTCGCCTTCCAGACCGGAGGCGTCACCCACCAGCTGCGGCAGGTTCAGACCGCCAGCAGCACGCTGGAACGACACGACGTACAGCCGGTCGCCGTCCTGCTCGGTGGTCACCTGGACATCGAGCCCAGCACCTCCCGAGAGCGTGCCGACGTCACCTGTCATCTCGTCGATGTCGATACCGCCGACGCCTTTGCCCGAGGCGTTGCCGTCGAACAAGCCGCCGATGAAATCGATGATCCCCGAGATGATGTCGGTGATGACGCCCTGACTCTGGGCTTCGCCGAACGTGATGCGGTACGGCGAGTAGAACCACTCGTTCAGACCCTCGACCTTGACGTAGTTACCGTCGATGTTCGGCAGGTCCGCGATCCGGGCCGCCACCGTAGCCGGCGTCGCGTTGTACGCGATCGGAGCCGTGGTCTGCCCGTCGAGCGTCAGCGTGAACGAACCCGAGGTCGGTTCCCCGACCAGCTCGACCAGCTGGACCTCGTTGATCTTCGTCGACTTCACCCTGACGTCGGCGGAGCCGATCGAATCCAGCCCCACCAACGCGCCTTGAAGGTCGGCGTCGGAGGCGTTGAACGGGATACCGACCGTGGTCTCCGAGCCCAGCGACAGCGTGAACGTGCCGCCCAGAGCACCGCCTTTGAGGCGAACCGTCTGGACCTCGTTCGCCGCCCCGCCGAGAGACACCTCGACGTCGTTGGCGGAGATACCCGACAGCGCGATCAGCGCAGCGCGGACATCGTTCGGGGCCGCGTTGTACGCGATCGGCTCGGTCCACTCATCGCCGTACCCGATCTTGAACGTGCCGCCGGTCGGGCGTCCGTCGATGTAGATCTGCTGGACTTCCTCGACGCGCAGACCGCCGATCTGCCCGGGCATCCGGATACGCCGGGTGCCGAGCGACGGGTCCTCGTCCTCGTCGAGGTCGAGCTTGTAATCCGGGACCGTCCACAGCGTGGCCGGGGACTTCGGAGCACCGAGCCACGGCAGCCCCGGGATGTACGGTTCGGCAGGCTTCTCCGACGACCCGGGCAGCGTCCACTTCGGCCAGATGATGTTGTCCGTCGGGTTCGCGTTCGGGACCGTGATCTCGATGTCCTCGACCGGAAGCTCCGGCTGCGGCCACGGCCACGGCAACGGGTTCGGGTCGAACGTCGTGTCCTCTTGGACCTCGATCGGGTAGACGACATCGTCCTCGTACCAGAACGGGTCGCCCGCGACGACGACCATCTTCGTGATGTTGACCTCCCGACCGCGCGGGTCGGTGACCATGTCAGTCGTCGGGGACTCGAACAGCCGCACCTTCAGGTAGCGGTGCCCGGACTCGCCGGTGGTGATGTGGAGCTTCGCGTCGCGCTTGAACGACCACGCTTTGCGCCACGCCGAATCCCGGCGCAGCCAGGTCTCGTCGTTCTCGTCGTTGAGGATCTCGACGCCGAACACCAGGTCGCGTCGCAGGACGCGGTGGTTCAGGTACCGAGCGCCGGGGAAGTTCCCCGGCTCCTCGTACGTCGCCTTCACCGGCGGGTCGAGCAGACCCGTCACCTCGGTAGCGAGGTAGATCCCCTCGGTGCCGTTGGTGAGGTCGAACCACTCACCGTTAACACCTTCGAGTTCGACGAGGGTATCGGGGTCCAGCAGTCTGGAAGCCATGTAACTCCTCGTTACGTTTCAAGTTAGCGGCGTGTGTAAGTGAGCGCTTGCTTATTCACTTCGTTGTTCTTCACCGCGATAGCGTCGTCAACCGAGTTGACCTGGATGTTCACCGCGTTTCCAAGCGCTTGCACTCCCCAGTCGAGACCAGCGTTCAGACCGTTGGTGAGCGCACCTCCGCCGATGCCGAGGTCGCTCATCGCCTGGTCGAGGTTGGACCGAGCGAACCCGGCGACAGCGCCGGTACCCTGCTCCCAGGTCGAAGCGATCTGCTCACCGAGGAACTGGGCTAGCGTCTTCTGCTCGCCTAGCTCGCCGGTCTGCTTCTGCTGAAGCTTGAGCTGATCCTTCTGGAGCGCCAGCTTGTCCTTCTCGGCCTGCAGCGCGTTGATCTGCTCCTGGATCGCGGCCTTGTCCTCTTTAGACCCGGCCTCGTTCTTCTGGACCTTGAGCTGCTTCTTCTGCAGTTCGAGCAGGTCCATCTGATCCTGGAGGTCTTTGACCTGCCGCTTCGCGTCGTCAGCCATCAGCGACGACCCGGTAGCCAGCTCAGAGGTGGCGGAGGTCAGCGACGTGCTCAGATCGTTGGTCGTGTCCAGCGTCGATTGCATCGTGGTCTGGACCCCGGTCAGGCTGTTCTGCAGCCCGCCCAGGTTCAGCGCCAGCGCCTGCGGAGCGGTGCCGAACGTGTCCTTGAACGCCTGGAAGATCTGACCGGCGATGCTGCGGACGTCGCTCAACACAGGGTCGAGCCCGTTCTCCAGGCCGGTGCCGAGACCTTCCATGAGCGCCTCGCCGGCTGGGACCAGGACCTTACGGTCGTAGGGCAGCGGACCCTTGTTCGCGGCGATCTTGTCCGCGATCGTCCCGACGTAAGCCAGCATCGCGCCTTCGCCCGCTTGCATACCGGCGGTCAGGCCGGACATCAGGGACAAACCCGCGGAGTTACCGATACCTGCCAGCGATCCGAGAGCGCCCTCGATCTTGCCGGGGAGCTCGCCAGCCGATGCGCTGATGCCGTCGAACGCGGTGACCGCGGCTACTCGCATCGCTTCGAAGTGCGGAGCGACCTGCGCCGAGAGGCCCTGGAACGAGTTGGCTACGCCGTCAGCGGACCTCTTACCGGCCTGCTCGATCTCGTTACCTTTCGTGGTGACGAAGGTCGGGATCTCGTTCCACGCGGCTTTGAACGCCTCGAAGTTCGGGGCCGGAAGGCTCTCACCCGAGGTGGCCTGGGACAGCGCCCCACGCACCTGGGCCGTGACGTCGTCGATGAACACCTGGTACTCAGTGACCGCGGCCTTGGCGGGCTCCAGGTTCGGCGGCTGCACCGGAGGAGCCGGGGGAGGCGGCGCAACGGGGTTACCGTTACGAGCCTGCTGGCCCGCGTCGGTGGCGGCGAGGATGTCGTCCAGCGGAACCTTCGCGGCCGCGGCGTTTTGCGGGATCTCCTGCAGAGACTGGTTGATGCCGTCGATAGCGTTGCCCGACCGGGCCTGCTGACCGGCGTCGACGCCCTCCAGAGTCTTGTTCAGAGCCTTCTGGGCGTCGGTGAGCTCAGGCCCGCTCGGCTCGAAGAACTTGCGCCACGGAGCGTTATCGGATGTGAACGGCTTGGACAGGTCCTCCTTGAACCCCTCCCAGCTGAAGTCCGGGAGCATGTTCGCGAAGACGTCTTTGAGGCTCGCCGACAGTTCCGCGATGTCGCGCAGAGAGTCCGCGATCGACTTCAGGCCGGAGATGAAGTCCTCGATATTCTCGGGCTTCTTGATCCACTCCAGGCCTTGTTTGCCCAGGTCGACGACCAGGTCTAGGACTGTTTTCAGGGTATCGCCTAGACCGCTGAAGGCCTGGGACAGCGACCCGTCCTCGGTGATCTTCGAGACCCAGTTGTCGAAGTTCTCACCGGCTTTGTTGAACCAGTCGGTGATGCCGGGGAACTTCTTGCTGAGCTCGTCGGCTAGACCGATGAACCCGGACACGAACCCGTCCACACCAGGCTTGGCCTGTGTCAGAGCGTCGCCGATACGGCGGATCGTCGCCTCGACCTTCGGGGAGTTCCGGACCACCGCGTCGATAGCGCCCTGAGCCATATCGGCCAGGCCTTGCGTAACGGACGGCAGCGACCGCTCCAGCATCGGGAACAGCTGCGGCAGCTGCTTGAAGATCGGCGTGAACTGGTCCTTGACCTTCGCCGACATCGCTTCTCGGAGCTTGTCGAACGGCTCCTTGATCGACTCGGCGGCCTCTTTCAGGCCGTCCAGGCCGAGGGCCAGCGCGGCGATCGGCGTGGCGACCAGCGCGATCAGACCGGGAAGTGAGAGCAGCGCCGTGGTGATCAGGCCCAGCAGCGGGGCTGCCAGAACCGTGATGCCCGCGAAGATGGCTGCGTAACCCGCGGGGTTGATGCCGGAGCCGAAGTTCGGGCCTTCGATCTTCGAGATACGGTTGATCGCCCGGTCGATGAAGTTCCCGTCGACGTCGGCGTCGACCTTGACCTTGGCAGTCATGCCCTTGGTCTTGGCGGCGACCTCCGAGCGGAAGTTCCCCATGTCAGGTTCGACAGGGATGTGGACCTTCATCTTCTCGGCGGCTTCGACAGCCGCCTTCAGCTCGCGGTAGAACCCGTCGAGGTCAGGGGTCACCTTGATACTTAGGCGACCGACCTCTTTCCCTGCAGCCACGGGCTACCTCACTATCCGCCCGTAGTCCGGGCCTTCCGATTGCGGGAAGCGGCCATACGCATGGCCGCGATGGCTCCGAACGAGCCGGGTTTGTACTTCTTCGCCTTCTGCGGCTTCACCTTCGGGACCGGGAACGGATCGGGAGGTGTCAGCCTGCGGCGTTTGTCCTTCGGCGTGTTCGCCATCAGGTACATGAATTTGAGAGCTCGGATTTCGTTGACCAGCGCCGCGGTGGTGTACGTGTTGTCGTCCCAGCCGCGGAACTGAGGCCCGCCCTGCTTCTCGGACCAGAACCTGCCCTCCCGGGGCAGCTCTTTGATAAGCGCCAGGACCTGGATAGGTCCGAGCCGGGAGGCGGGATCGAACAGATCCGCGAGGTTCATGTGGTACTCAGACCGGAAGTCCGCGTACAGGGCGTCGCCGTAGTCGTCGATCAGTCCTCCGAGCTGGAGGCTTCCCCCGCCTGCGTCTCCTCCAGCCACTGGTTCATCACCATCGAAGCGACAGTCACGTCGTCATCGATCGCAGCGAGCAGGGCTTCGGCGTCGCTACCAGCGGCGAGCTCGATAATCTTGAAGACAGCGGCCGAGATCTTGTCGACGTCGGCTTCGGTCTTGTCTTCTTTGCCGTTCAGGTTCCGGATGACGTCCAGGTTCTTCACGATGTCCTTGCGCGCGGCGCGCTTCAGGCGCATGACGTTGCGCAGGTAGACCGTGGTGTCCTTGTTGATCTTCACCGGGAGCGGAGCGCCGTACTCGCGGTCGGCTTCCTCGCGGATGTTGTCGAGGTCGAGAATCTTGCTCATAGGTGGCAGGCCTTTCGATTTTGGCGGCGGGCTTAGGTAAAGCGGGAGGTGGGGAGCCGCCCAAGGCCCGCCAAGGTGTGCAGGCGGCTCCCCGTTTGACACGGGTTACGTGTCAAGTTCGAATCAGACGACGTCGACGGTTACGCCGGAGCCGCCCGTGGTGCTGTCAACGCCCAGCGCAACAGCCAGCGGACCCGTGATCTCGAAGTCCGCGCCATCGGCCGTGACCGTCCACGCAGACTCGGCAACGCCGTCATCGACGGCACCGATCGCGGACTTGATCGCGGCGGCGTTGTCGTTGTAAGCGATAGAAGCCGTGGCCTTACCGCCGACCAACAGGGTGTAGTCACCACCGGTAGCGCCGCCCAGATCGAGCAGGTACACGACCGGCGCGTCAGCAGCGTTGAACCAGTCCTCTTCGATCCACTCGTACAGGTTGTACGACTGATAGTCGAGGAAGGTCGCGCGCACCGGCAGAGCGCCGAACTCGTCGGTCGCCAGCGAGATCGCGTCCTCGCGCTTCAGCGAAGCCTTACGGGCGTGGAAGCCGAGGCGAACGTCGTTGTCGACGATCACGATCAGCAGCGCACGCTCGTTCACGACCGAGCCGGACTTCACGCCGAAGATGCCGGGGGTAGCCGACTGGTTCGGACCGAAGTACAGCTCCAGAGCCGACTCGTCGAACTGGGTCAGGTTGATGACCACGTAGTCCGCGATCTCTTCCGTCTCGACCTCGCGCAGCTTCTTCTTCTGCCACGAGCCGCGGACCTCGGAGTCGCCGCCGTCGAAGCCGAACTCGGGCAGATCATCCTCGGAGGTGTGTCCGACGAGCTCCCAGCCGGTGCGGTCCCACGCCTCGGGATGCTCCAGGTCGATCAGCTTGAGCTGAGCAGGGGTAGGTGCCGCCGTGCCGACCGCAGCGGTGTACACGTACCCCCGCGCGGCAATGAGGACGGCATCATCTTTCAGTGCCATTTGGTTCCTTAGTTCTTAGGGGGCCGGATGCCGAGTCGGATCAGGCCGAAGACGCGCCAGGTCCGGTCAAACGGTGACGGGCCGTGGGACGCGCCCAAGGTCTCGGTCACCGAATGCAGATAGCCGGCTGGCGTTTTGGTTTGGAGACGTGCAGCGCGGTACAAGACCTCTAGGGCGTCCTCGTACATCTGCTCGGTAGTAGGCAGGTCAGCCGCTGAGTAAGCGGTCATCTCGACCACCGGCTGCGTGAACAGCGTCGGATGCTCCGGGCTGCGGGTACCGCCTACGCGACGGACGGTGATCAGCGGGAACGTGCGGGAGTCGATGTCCTCGACCCACGTCCCGACATGCACACCCGCCAGAGACGGGACAGTGCTGATCGGATTGGACAGGTCCTCGTGGCCGCGGAGAATCGGGAGCACGACCTCACCGACGATCGGGAGCTTGCCAGCCATGCGCTACCCCCTCTTCCCGCGCTTAGCGCCGGTAGAGATAGCGGTCTGGCCGCCGAACCCGGCGGCACCGGTGAGGATGTACAGCCCCTGCGGAGCCTTCGTGACGCGACCGTACTTCTCCGGGTCGAAGACACCGGACGGGTAGTGGCCGTACTCGATCGACTCGGGGCTAGGGGCCTCCATGTTGACGTAGGCATCCACCGAACCGTTGGTCCGAGTGATCTTCGTCAGATGGTCCGGGCCGTGGATCTTCTCCCACTGCGTGCTCGCACGAGCGGCAGCCAGGTTGGCTTTCGCCCGGTCAGCGACCTCGTCAGCTTCGGAGCGCATCTCGTGGACCACACCGGGCAGGTGCGACACGACTTTGTTCAGACCGGATCGCCCATAGTACAAAGGCATCAGAACCTCCGAACCACGTATTCGAGGCGGGCGGTGCGGCGAGAGCCGTTGTAACGACGAGGGTCGCCGTACACACCCCAGCGCTCACCGCGCCACACAACCTCGGACCCGGACTTCAACTCGGTCGTGAACGACCGGGGGAGCCGCATCGTGTAGACCTGCTCGGTCACGTCGCCTATGTCGTCCATCTCCGCCCGGCGGGCAGATGTGCCCGACTGGTTCTGGATCTGGAAGCGAGCGACTGTCTCGACGCCGGTGGCAGAAGGGCCGACCAGGGTGTTGCCCAGCCGGTCCTTCCGAGTCACCTCGGGGTACACCGTTACGGGCTCGTAGTTAGCCCCGTCGTCCAGGAGCCCGCTCATCAGTAGCCCCAGTACAGCGGGGAGCTCTGCTGGAACACCTGCCACTCGACCGAGCCGAACGCCGGGAATTCACCCGAGCGCTCCAGCGGAGTCTTCGGACGGACGTTGAGCACGCCGACGTTCTTGGAGAGCCCGAGCTGAGCCCACTCTTTGTCGGTGATCTCGATCGCCCCGGTGTTCAGCCGCCAGTTGAGCTGGTACGAGTAGTTGCCGTCGGTCTCACCGATGTAGCCGTCGGGGTTTCGGATCAGGCGCGTGACCGCGGAGGCCTCGACCTTGATAACCCGCTTGAGGTAGTCCTCGTCCTCGGCTTTGTCGTCCAGGTCAGGGATACGAGAACGGATCTCGATCTCGGCGTCCTCTAGGAACGTCTCGACCTGGGTCTCTTCGTCGTCGGTCAGCGGCCGCCCGAGCCGCGCGACGACGTCGCTGGGCTGGGCGTACGACATCAGGCCGCCGCGGCTTCGAGATCAGCGATGCGCTTCTCCAGCTTGGCGATCGCCTGAAGCAGGGTGTCCGTCGCTGCGACGGCAGCCTCCGGGACAGTGCCGATGGCGTAGCCGGTCAGCTTGGCAGGCGCGAAGCCTTCAAGGTCGGTGAGCTTGGCCACGATCTCGGAGTCGCTGAGCGAGCCGAGCCATCCGCGGACCACCGCACCGTTGTAGGGGTGGGTCATGAAAACCTCCAGGTAGCGACACGGCGGCGGGACCCTCCGGGGAGAGCCCCGCCGTTACGTATCAAGGTCGGGACAGAATCAGTTGGGGTCGGTGTCGTCGACGAACTTGACGAACGCCTGCTTGTCACCGAGCAGCCAGCCGAAGGTGACCTCGATCAGGATCGCGATCTGGTTGGTCTGCCACATCGAGACGCTCTTCGAGTTGGCGTCAGTCAGGGTGGCGGTGTCCGACATCTTCACGCGGATCTCATCGGCGAAGCCGAACTTCAGCTGCGAGAAGTCGCCGCCCACGATGCGGGTCTTGGTGTCGGTCGCGGCACCCAGGTCGCCGCCGACAGCGCGGCCGAACTGAGCCGGGAGACCCAGGACGTCGCCGGTCATGGCGGCCAGGTTGATGCGGCTCGGGTCCACGTTGCCGTTGGCATCGCGGTAAGCCTGAGAGCGGAGCAGGTGAGCGCGGAAACGCGGGTCGACGGCCCAGGCGTTGAACTCCACGTCGGTGTTGGCCGAAACGAGGTCGTAGCCATCGAGCAGGCGGTCCAGCAGCGGGTCGCCAGCTTCCTGCAGGTAGTCAACGTTGGTCGTGTTGGCGATCACGTTGTCGGTGTCGATGCCCTGGAGCGCCGAGCCGGTCAGCGGAGACTTGCCATGGAACACAGCGAGGTCGATACCGCGGCCGATGGCGTAAGCCAGGTCGCCCTGCAGCTTGGTGTACAGGCCGGAGGGGTTCATGCGAGCGAACTCCTCCGACACGGTGACGATGGTCGCCAGCTTGATCGGCGAAACCGAGCGGGTGTCCCACGCGGTACCGGACAGCGGCTTGACGCCGCCTTCTCGCTGCTCGTTCGACGTACCGACGCCGACCTGACCCACCTCGGGGCGCTTCACGGTCGTGGGGATGATCGTCTCACCGTACGAGATCGGGATCATCTCACCCATGCGCAGGACGAGCGAGCTCTCCTGGGCCTTGTCGAAGATGGGGCCGACGATCTCCTTGGGGAGCAGGTCGGAGGGGACGTGGGCCAGACGGCCCTGGTGGTTGCTGCCCGCGGTGTCGGGAGCGAGTTCTCCAAGAGTTGCCACAGGGGGCTCCTTACTTGCCTAGTTGGGTTTGCATGAGCGCGGTGAAGGCCACCGCAGGGTCGTTGCTCGGGGCTTCTGTGCCGAGGCCTTGCGAGCGGTCGACAGCGGCCACGGGGCCGTTCTTGAGGCCGAACAGGGTCTTGAGGCTCTCGGCGTGCGTCTTGAGCGCTTCCTCCGAATCGCCCTGCAGCGTGTTCGCGAACGTGAACAGCGGCGTGGGATCGGGGGTGAGAGCCTGGACCGCGGTCACCAGACGGTCGAAGTCGTGCTGCTTCTCGGACGCGGAGGTAGCCGCCTGGGCTGCCTGGGCTTCGAGAGCTGAGAGCTTCTCCGCGTACTCCTGCAGTTGCGTCTCCGCGGTGCGGAGCTGAACTCGGTAGTTCGCGGCCTCGGTGTTCGCCTTCGAGAGCTTCTCGCGAGCCCAGTCAGGCAGGTCCTCGCTCTTGGGAGCGGGGGCCGCCGGAGCCGGAGCAGCGGGAGCTACGGGTTCGGGCGTCGAGGGGGTGTCGGTGTGTTCGGTCATCTGTGCCTCCTGGGCGTGGGTGACTCCTGCTCCTGGCAGGTCGGTCGGGTTGGCGGGCTAAGCAGCGAGTGCTGCGTACTGCTGTGCTGAGATCTCGCCGCGCTCCAGGCGACGGCGAAGGGCGTTGATAGCCAGCTCGTTACGAGTAAAGGGCTGGCCTTTGTTTTTCCCGCTCTTGTGGACAAGGCCTTTGTCCTCTAGAGCGATGGCTTCCTTGGTGGCGTCTCCCCACAGGTCGAGGGCGCGATCGGCAGCTTCTTTGCCGAACCAGTCCTCGTTCTTGAAGACCGGGATGACCTTGCAGTCACATCCGGTGTGCCACTCCTTGATCTCTCCGCCGATGTCGGCGAAGTAGGTCTCCTGGTCGTTGTTCTCGAACAGCTCCAGAGCGTGTTCCGTGTCAAGGTCGAGACCAGCGGTCTCGGCCCGGACGTACGTAGGTCCGCGGCTGATCAGCATCAGGCACCAGGCGCAGGTCTCCCGGCCCGTCGCGACGCGAGCCCAGCCCCGCAAGACGCGGGGTTCCGGGTCGTTCTCGACGGCGTGGATGATCTGCTGACGGCCTGCGTTCTCCACCTCGCGCACCGCTCGGAGCGTCAGGTGAGTCAGCGCGTCTCCGCGGGTCTCCGCCTGCTGCATCCGCTCACGAGCCGGGTCCATGTTCTTGACGAAGACCTCGAACGTGGAGCCCTCCAGGGGCCGATCGTTACGAGGGAGATCCGGGTGGTGCTGCGCCCGCTGCGAGTCGTAGAACCTGCGAGCGAGCACCGATGCCTCGGTGCGCCGGCGCTGGATCTCGGGGAACAGCAGGTCCAGCAAGCGCAACCAGTCGAACATCGTCAGCGCGGGCTGAGCGAAGAACCCGGCCACGTTCCTGACGTGCCGGACTACTGCGGCGGAGATGAGGAGCTGCGCGGCGGCGTACTCCTCCGGGTTCACCGGGTCTTGGTCCGGTTAAATCCGGAAGGCGACGTCTGCGTCTCCGTCTTGGTCTCGGTGACCGTCGGCTTCGGCGTGGCGTCAGCCTGGGCTTTCGTCGTGGAGTACAAGGTGTCGATCATGTCCTCGGTCTCCTGCTTGTCCCAGTCACGCATCTGCTCGCGCTGAGTAGCGGTGTAGCCGAGGTCGATGCGAGCCTGCTCCTTCGGGATCGGACCCTGGCCGTTGGCGTACAGCTTCGACACAGCGTCAGCCTTAGCGGCGACCGTCGGGGTCGACGGGTCGCGCCAGACTGTCTCCAGCCGGGTGTACTCCTCGGTGACCTCTCGGCCCATGATCTGCATCGCGATCCGCATCGCGCGCTCCCAGGCACCGCCGAAGATCCGGCCTTTACGCTCGGCCATCTTCACGATCCGGGAGTCGGTAGCGATGATGGCCTCAGCGGAGGCGGGGTTCTCCGACGAGGACGACAGGTACTGAGGCGGCAAGCCGGTGATAGATGCGGCCTCTTTGCGGAAGACCTCCATCTCCTCGGCGAAGTTCCGCAGCTCGGCAGCCTTGAACTCGGAGATCTTGGCGGCCTCAGAAGCGAGCGTCAGGATGCGTCCGTAGTAGATGTCGAGCGTCGTGTTCTCGCCGTCGTTGGTCAACTCGTCGGTGGTGACACCGGAGATGACGCGGAGCGGTGTGCCCAGGATCTGGGACGCCGACTGCAGGTTCATCAGCGTGCGAGACGCGGCGTCGGTGACCTTGCGCAGCTCCGGAGAGATCTCCGAGCGGCCGTAGCGGTTGCCGAGGCGCGGGTCGTTGGTCAGCGGCACGACCGGTACCACACCGAGACCGTGCTTGATGACGTCCCCGTCGACGACCCACTGATCGTTGAGCCCGCCGTTGCGGCGGAGCGGGACAGTCTCGTCAGGCAGGTACAGCGTGGCTCGATCCGGGACCGCGACGTCGTCGCGCGTCGTGTAGAGACGGACAGCCCGGGTGACCCGGCGGGTGTTGCGCGGGTCCAGCTCGGCGTACATATACAGCGGAGACTCGACCCGGATCAGCGGGATACCCGCGGGGTCTCCGGACTCGACGTCCGGGTGGCTGACCGTGATGTACGAGCGGCCGAACGTCAGCGAGTCGTCGTGTCCGAGGACCGACTCTTCGTCCAGGTCGTTCGCCTGCCACCAGTTCCAGAGCTCTTCGAGCCCCTCGGAATCCTCCGAGATACGGAACCCCTCGATGTCCAAGCGATCGGACAGAGTGCGGAGGTAGGTAGCGACCCAGCCTGGCTGGACGTCCAGGTAAGCCAGCTCCGGTGGAGCGCCGATCCCGATCGTCTTCAGCCGGCGCGTCCCGTTGCGGTAGGCCTCGGCTTCCAGCAGGTTCGGCAGGTCCCGTGCGAGGAGCCCTTGCAGTCGCTCGACGTGCTCGTGGTAAGTCGTCATCGCAGCAGACCCGCCCCCTTTCCTGTGTTGCTCTTGCTGAGCAGGAAGTCTTGGCGCGAGCCCCAAGCGAGGACAGCCGTCACAGCGGCGTCGATCTTGCGCTTGGATTCTTTGCCAGGTTTCCTGATGCTGATTGCGTCGTATATCGTCGGGTGCTGGTGCGCGTTGGTGATGTGCGCTTTGAGCACCGGGTTGTTGTCGTGTTTGACCTCGCCCGCCAGAACAGCGTCACGGAACCGTTCGCAGTCCAGCGCGAATCGCTTTTGCTGGCCGCGCATGTCGAAGGCGACCGGGTTACCGGGGGAGGCGTTGATCTTCAGCTTGCGTCGGAAGTCCTGACCCCAGGCGTCGACCGACTGCTCGAACTCCTTGACGTCCGCGCGCATACCGACGACGTCGTACTTCTCGAACATCGACCGGACGTACGCGTCCACGTCCTGGCGAGGAACCTTGTGCCCCTCGTACTTCTCAGGCACCCAGACCTTCACCAGGAACAACGCCCCGTCCTCGACCCGGCACGCGGTGAGCGCGGTGTGGTCGTTGGACAGCGAACCGTCGAACCCGAGCGTGATCCGCTCGCCCTTCCTCAGCGGAGGCAGGTTGATGTCGTGGTTGCGATCCCACTCAGACGGTGCGATCCACGATTCCTCGGTCGCGTTGACCTGGTTGAGGAACTTCCGTCGGGACTCGATGACGTCGTTCTTCGCCGTCAGGACCGACATCAAGATGTCGTCGAGCGGGAGCCAGATCGAGTCGCCGCGGGCGATCTCCAAGCCCTTCATGAGCTGGGCAACCCCGGCCTCGTACCCCTCGGGGTCGTCGGACGGGAACGGGATCTCGGAGACCGGCGTGTCAGCCGGGGCTTCCAGGGCGTCGTAGAGGACGCCGGTGTCGATAGCGTCGCCTGCCAGGATGTCCAGCCAGTTCAGGTAAGACATCTCCGCGACGGTGTCGTCGCCGGGTCGGTGAGCGTTGCAGATCGACAGAGTGCGGGCACCGTCGACCTTGGTCATGTTGCCTTCGATGACCTCGGCCATCTGGTGGCCGTCGTTGACCTCGCCGCCGGGGCCTACTCCCCACCACTGCGTCTCGTTCTGGACGACGAACGTCGGGCGGTTACCCTCCATCGACGCGGGGGACGCGGTAGCGGCTTCTAGCCGGCCGCCGATCTCGGAATAGATGATGAAGCGGTTGACGGACAAGCCGTACTCGGCCTTCAGCTTCTTCGAGACCATGATCGGGAACAGCGAGAACGTGTTCTTCGTCTGGTCCTGGGAGACCGCGGCGATCGTGATCCACGCCGCGTGACGGGTCTTGCCGACCGGGTTACCGTTGTCGTCGAAGTGCGAGAAGGCGACAGGTCCGCAGAGTTCGGCGAGCGCGAGCGCGCCGATCATCGGGTCCTTTCCCCAGCCCTTCATCCGGCGGAGCGTGCCCTCGCGGTAGGCGTACTTCCCTTGGTCGTCGACCGCGTACCACCAGGCGATGAATCTCGCCTGCTCCAGCGTCGGGACGAACGGGCCGTCGCCAGCGGGGGAGTTGACGTACTCGAACAGCCAGCTGATGATCTGCCAGCCGAGAGTCTTCTCGGGCAGGAACCATGAGCCGTCTTCGTACTGCCGCCAGGTCGGCCCCTGGATATGCGACGGGGCGGGGAGTAGCGACTCCGGGTAGTGAACCGCCACTCCACCTCCTCGTTACGTATCAAGTCACAGAGCGCAGAAAGTCCGTCGCAGGGTCGATGTTGTAGTTCGTATGCGGAGTCGTGCCGCGGATGAAGAACAGACCAGCGTCCAGCACCGCGCGGATCAGCGCGATCAGCTCGAACGTCGGGTTAACCCCGATCTCCAGGAGCTGACGCAGGATCGAATCCGGACCAGAGAACACCCGGGACATCATCACGACCTTGTAGATCGCGGTCTTCATCTCGCCCGAGTCGCCCTCGCAGTCGGTGTACAGGTCGCCTTTGTGGGCGTAGTTCCTCCACCAGTCCGGGGTGTCGACCATCAGCTGGTCAGCGATACCGTGCGACTTCGCCGAGGGCATCTGGCCGCCCGGGTCAGGCCACACCTTGCCGGTCTCGCGCATCGGGTTGCCGAACGTCACGGCTCCGCGCACGTGGTCTTTGACCCAGTGCAATCGTCCGGTCACCGGCTTGATGTGGTACTCCCACAGCTCGGAGGTGACGATCGCACCTTGCGAGTAGCCGATCATCGACAGCCCGTAGCGCTCGATGCGCTGGCGCTCTTCCTCCAGGATGCGAGTGGCCTCGGTGACCCCGTTCGCCACGGACGGCCCCATCGGGAACGCCTGCGCGGTGTACGGCGGGCCTACCGGACGCCACAGGTACACATCCCCGAGACGTCTCGCGACGTCAGCGTCCGGGCCTATCCACCAGGGGACTCCCGTCCCGGAGACGGTGAGTAGTACCGGGCGGGTATCCTCGGGAGCCGGAATCCCCAGCGCGCGCAGATCGTCGTCAGAGACGATCCCGTCGAGAGGCTGGAACGTCCGGGACTCGTACTCGGTCTGCCACGCCTCAGCCCGCGGGCCGAACTCGTCGGTGTCCGTGGGCAGCGGGCCGTGGATGCGGGCGTACCCGGAGAACCGGGCCGCCATCACCTCGCGCCAGCGGCGCACCGTAGGGTTCCGGTCGCCGAGCTTAAGCGGCATGGAACTTCTGCTCGGCAGCCAGCCACTTCTGGATCTGGACCTGAGCAGCGGTGATGTCCTCGGGCTTGACGCGCTTCAAGATGCGCTTCGCCAACTCGGGGTTGTTCGTCGGATCGTCGGAGTTCGACACCGCGTACAGCAGCGCGATCGAGACCGGGTCGCCGTAGATCACAGCGAGCTTCTCGACCAGCTGGATGTGGACGTTGGCGTCCGTCGACCAGGACAGGCCGGCGATCGTGTCGACCTCGCCCTCGTGGGGCCAGTGCAGCGGCGAGCGGGACTTGCGCTTGTACTTGGCTTGCTGGCGAGCCAGGTCCAGCAACTCACGCTGTTCAGCGTCGGTTAGAGCAGACAAGAAGTCGTCCTCTTCGTGAAGTAGTTGCAGCAGCGCATCGCCCTGGGCGAGCGCGCGGTTGTAGCGGGCTTGTCGATCCGCGAGGCCGTTGGTGCCTCCGTTGATCCGGCGGGTGACCGTGTTCAGGTCGCGGCGATCGGACAGCTCGTTGATGTCCGGGCGGGCGACCGTCCAGTACCAGGCAGGGCCGATGCCCGCCCACTTCAGATCAGCGAGCTCGCGGTAGTTCACGACGAAGTAGTCCGGAGTCGGAACCATCCCGAACGCGTACGCCCACTGCGAGAACGACCGGTAGTTGTAGTCCCAGGTGATCTGAATCCACGTCCGACCGATGTACGGCGCGTATCGCCCGTTCTTGGCGATCTCCTCGGTGTACTGGAACGACCCGGACTCATGCCCGATCTGAGCCAGCCACATCGCGATGCGGTTGACGTTCGTGCACTCGGATTCCCGGAGGCCCGAGCGAACCGCGGGCAGGATCTCCGCCGCGCGAGCTTCGCTCAGGCCGGTGGCCGCCGCCAGGATGGGGGCCGCGGTCATCGGGGCGCTACCCCTCCGGAAAGTCGAGTAGCCGTCAGCGCGGATCTTGCGCGCGATGAAGTCGGCTGTCTTCGGGTTGCCGTAGGTATCGAAGGTTCCGCCGTTGCGGAGGCTGGCGAGCTGGAAGTGCATCGCATCTTTGGGCGACGTCCAATCGTTGCCCCAGAACACCATGCCCTCGTAGAAGTCGAGTAGCTCTTTGACCCGTGCTTTCTTCGTGGCGTCGAAGCCTGCGTCCGGGACCTGGAACGGGTGCGAGTTCCAGTTCAGATCCATCGCGGTGCCGCTCAGGTGGTTGGACGACGGGACCGAGTTGGTCGGCGTCCAGCACGCGGAGTCCGCGTCGCGCAGCGGCTCGACGTACGCGTGGAAGTCAGCGGCGAACGCGCGCAGGATCGCGAGAGGCTGGCCCTTGGCGATCTGCAGCGTGACGCTTGTGCCGGGGATCTTCGTCCACTCGCACTCATCGGAGTTGAGCATCGGCCACCCGTTGGACGAGTGGGTCAGCCCGTAGACGACCCTCGGCATCAGCGCTTGAACGGGTTGATGGCGTTGATCAGCTGCTCGGGGAGCCGGGACAAGTCGGGGAACAGCCCGATGATCTTGTCGTCCAGCCGGGACAGATCCGGGATCTTCGCCAGGATCTTGTCGTCGAGGTCAGCGAGGTCGGGCATCTTCGCGGTAGCCCGGTCGATGACCTGGTTCAGGAACTCGGGGTGAGCCCTCAGGTAGTCGAAGACCGCCTTCACAAGAGCAGCGGCGAACATGGTGATAAGGCGGTTCATGAAGTCCTTAGTCGGTAGCGGCTTCGATCAGGTCCCACAGGTCGGAGTCCTCTTCTGGGACGTCGATCAACCAGCGGTCCTGGCGGTGTGTCACCCGGACAGGTCCGGGCGGTAAAGTCAGCGCGAGCTCTCCGTTGAACGGCTTCACGCGCACGACGCGGGGCGTGATGATCACGCCGTCCTGCTCGCGCAGGTCGCTAGAGAAAGTCCAGTGCGAATCGTCCGGGCGACCGGTGATGTCCTTGACGGTGGCGGTGATGGTGGGCATGGGCGCGCCTCTCAGGACAGTGGTACGAAGATGCTTGCCCAGGGGTTATTCGTCGACGCCGAGAGCGTTCCGGACGCCGTAACCGTGTTGACCGCCAGCAGTGCTCCGGTCGACTTCAGGTTGTAGCGGTTGGTAACCCCGGAGAACGAGGCGAACTGGGTGGTCGAGCCGCCACCGTTGCCGCCGGAGAAGAAGCTCAGGCCAAGCGGACCAGTCAGGGTGACCGCGTGGGACAGAGTCGTGCCCGATCCGGACGTGACGACCGGGGTCAGATCGTCCGCCACGTCGGTGGCGGAGATAGCGGTGAAGATGGTCCACCCGTTGCCGCCGCCGGTCGCAACGGACTGCGCCGCGCCGGTACCTCCGCCAGCCAGTCGGTACGCCGATAGACCGCCGCTGCCGTTGTTGTTGTTGTTGGCGCGGGAGGCGATCAGGTCCATCGCCGTTCCGCCGAGGGTGACGCTGCCTGTGTAAGGCCCAGTCCGGTCGGTGGCGACGGCTACGAACACGTCCGCGCCGGCGGCCGCGGTGAAGTTAAACGCGGACGGCGAGCCGAAGCCGGAGGATCCGGCCCCAATGGCGTCGTACTGTGGGTTGACGGCCACCCAGATCAGGGTGTTGCCCAGGCTGATCTTTTTGATCTCGGTCGAGCCGATCGCGGCTTTCGCGAAAGCCGTCGTGGCAAGTGACATACCTGCCACGGCGACCTCCTATGCAGTCCTGAGATAGATAGTGTTCGAGTCTTTTGTGCCGATCGCGGTGTACTGCGCCTCGGTCCCGACCCAGATCGTCAGCGTCCGGGCACCGGAGTTGTCCGAGCCGGCGACGTAGCCGGTAGCCAGCTTCGACAGCGCGATACCCGCGCCGGAAGCGACTTTGGCGTTGGTCACCGATCCGTCGGTCGGGGTGCGGGTGTCCGACAGCCGGGAGTCGTTACCGACGCACGCGGTCGTCGACGACGTCCCGAACGAGACGTTCAGCGTCCGGTTCGCGGACAGATCCCCGCCGCCGGTCAAGCCGGTACCCGCGGTGATCGTGGTGGTTTTGTCGGCTTTCGCGCCGATCTGCGAGGCGACCGTGGCCGCGAAGTTCGGGTCATCGCCCAGCGCTGCGGCCAGCTCTTTGAGCGTGTCCAGCGTCGCCGGTGCCGAGTCGACCAGCGCGGCGGTGCCGAGAGACACCCGGGCGTCCACCGCGTCCTCGTCGAGCTTCTCGTCGAGAGCGTCCTGGAGACCGGTGACGTTAGCGATCGAGTGGGTGTGCGAGCTCGGGGTGAACGTCGACGGCTTGTCGTCGATGTCGTCCCAGGCCACCGAGCCTGCCTCGGGCGGGTTCGAGACCAGGTACGCGGCGATAGCCGAGTCGAGGTCGGTGACATCCGCGGCGACGTGGTCGTGCGCAGACGGCGGGAACTCGGACGGGACGTTCGACAACGCGTCCCAGTCCGCTGACGGCGGGTTCGTGTCGAGGTAGCCGTTGACAGCGTCAGCGAGCAGTTCAGCGGAGGTGTCCGGAGGGATCGCGACCGAGGTGGCGATCAGACCCCACAGACCGGCGTCGGTCTCGGGCACCTCGATGAACCAGCGGTACTCGCCGTAGACGACGATCGCGAAGCCGGGTTCCAGCTCTACGCTCAGCGCGCCGTCCACCGGGTTTACCCGGACCTGCTTCTGGGTGAGGATCGAGCCGTCCTGCTGGCGGAGCACGGTCGAGAACACCCACTGCTGGTTATCGGGCTGACCGGTGACGTCGCGGACGTCGGCGGTGATCGTGACGGTCATACCGGCCTCTCGTAGGTTACGTGTAAAGGTGAGCCCGTTTACCGGTGGAGCTCATACCGGCCAGGGGCGACCGCTCTTGGTTACTGGCTGGTCTCGCCTGCCTGGCAAGTAGAGGCCCGGAGGACGGATACGAGACCGGCAGCTCATACGTCTGTCGGGGGGTCCGATCCTCCGGGCGGAAAGCGCCTACACCGGCCATACTGGGCCGGGTCAGCACTTGGTGCCCGCCCAGAGGCCTGCGACCGGCGCGCAGCCGCGGTTTGGGCATAGGCGGGGTTTGCAACGGTTCCTGAGCACCAATACCGCCGTCGTCACGGCGGACCGCCTCAGTCGGGACGTTGCGCCCGGGTCTTAGGGGCAGCCCCAGCGGGGGAGCACCGGAAGGGGAGCGCTCAACCCCGCCGGGGACTGCGGTCGGCTCCGGCATAGCCGGGGCCTCGGGGCGCGCCAGATCTACGATCTGGACGCCGGTCTCTAGCTCGACTTCGGCTTACGGAGAGCGCGCTCGAACAGCTCGCCCATCGTCGTCACCGACGCATCCGGGCCGTCTGACTTCGTCCGCTCCACCTCGATCCGAACCCGTCGCCTGTCACCTTCTGAGACCAGAAGCGATGACAGCATCTGATTGACGGCTACTAGCATCTGCGACGAGGGCTTGGAGGATTTCAGGAGCTGGTCGGCGAAGTGGAGGGTGAACTTCGCGTAGTGCCAGTCCGACGGCTGATAGAGCGCGGCTTGCGCCGACTCGGCTAGAGAGTTGTAGAGGTCTCGGACGATCGGGTGAGGATCGGTGAGACCGAGCGGAGGGGACTTCACGGGTCCGGAGACGGGGAGAGTAGTGACCTCTCCGTACTCGGTGGTGTTGCGCCGGACGCGTTCGTCCGATCGCTTGGGTACTGGACCCGGCATGGTGCCTCCTGGGCTACGAGGACGCCTGGCCCTCCCTTAATCCATCGCGCGCCAGTGCTCCGCGCGGATACAGTTGCGTTTGTGCCGCTTCCACAGCGGCCGGACGATAAGCTGTTTCTGGAACCACAGAGGCATCCAGGGCCGGTAGACCCATTCCCAGTCATTGAACTTGCATCCGGTGGAGACCTCAGTGATCTTCACGTAAGACCTGAGCACTATCCGACTCATGCCCCTCCTAGTTGCTTCTGCGCCCCGGGTGGCGGGGCGGTGGCCGCTTCTTCATCGCGCGCAGCTTCGCACGCTGAGCGACGCCTTCCATCGCGCTCTTGCGCGCATGGCACGGTCTGCATGACGCCTGGGTAGGTGACTCCTCGTCGCGGTAGCGGACGTGGTCAACCTCGGTAGCCAACCCTGTGCAGACGTCCGCGTAGCGGATCTGGCAGCGGTGACCAGCCGCCCGCAGAACCTCGCGACGGATGCGAGGCCAGTCGGACGGCAGCCGCTCACGACGGTCAGATGACTCCCAGCCCATCGCCCTCCCTAGTGACATACCTGACAAACGTAACCCGCTGCGGGCCGCCTTCCGGGCGGCCACGGGTTAGTGGTTCTGTTACGTATCTAGTCGTACGTAACGTACCTGGTTACGTAACCACCGGTTCCGTTGGTGAAGTGATGCTTACGTAACGTACCTACCCAAAACGACCATGCTGTATCGGCCGGGGGATAAACCCCGGCCTGTACGGTCTGGTACCTCACTCGCCGTTCGGTACCTACCTGGGCGACCGGAGGTCGCTAAAAGGGGTAGTCTCTCTCCGTTCGACTACCCCGACAAGAACCTATGTCGGGGTGCGGTCGCTCGGCAGAGCCTCGCTCCCTTACCCCTCCATAGGTTAGGAACCCGCCACTTTTGCGTTTCACCCGTAGAATGTGACGCACTTCACACGAATATCTTCCTACGCGGGCGTCAGCCGGCGACGGCTCTGCGGACGTCTTCGCTTGTCTCCGGTGCTGTCTATCGATCCGCACCGTTCGTCCGTCTACGGGGCTCTCAGGGGGCATTACGGGGCCTTCTAGGCCCGCGCTGATCCCTCCGTCGACTTCCAAACCCGTACACGATCTGGCAGACGCA